GGATGATTCCCCGCAAAAGTCGCTAAGCATGAAAAAGCCCAACCTGAAAAGATTGGGCTAAGTCATTGGATTATATGGTCGGGACGGAGTGATTCGAACACTCGACCCCTAGCACCCCATGCTGGGGCCTGTAGACACGCAACCATTTGATTCATATAGAAAACAGCCCATAGCGAGTCCTGCAAAATACGGCGTTTCCTGTGATTTTGCAAACGAAAACACGCGGCCTCCAGCGGAGGTTTTGCGCCAGCGCGAGCTGCACCCGCTCAGGCCGACCGCCACAGGTCAGTCAAATTTGAACGGCTATTCGGCAATTTGAAAATAGTCCGCGACCGGGAGATTAGTTCTTCCGCAGGCAGCCTTTGGCACACCGGCACCTCACTTTTTCGGTCCTGGAGCCGGGCCTCTAGGCAGCCAAGGATCGGGTAGAGGTTCGTCTGGACCGCCGCCGCCTCCATCAGGATTGGGAGTCGGCGTATACGGACCTCCGGATTTACCTTGGATATTATTCCTAGGTGATGGCTTCAGAGGATCAACAGAAATGGGTGGTTTCAGGGGGGGTAACTTTGGCATTTTCTCACCTGCTCGATGTAGGTGCATCCTGTCGGGCCGATTAGGACGTCTCTGCCAGACTTTATGAGCAAATCAGCAGAACAAACTTCGGTGGCGCTTCAAATTAAGCTTAGACGTTCCAATCGCTACAGGTTGTCGCCACTGATCACTTTCGTTATTCCTCCCCTTCTTGAGATATTGAGAGGATTGAATTGCAGCCACTCACGGGTCAGCAACTCTTCGGCAACATGGCTGTAGGCTGCGTCGGCAAGCTCCAGCATTTCCCGAAACTCTTCCTCGTGGATGATCCTCGGCCTGCCCCGCGCCATCGCGTGCCTGGCCAGTTCCCCGCCAGTGTTCGATCGTGCATTCTCGCCGCGTATCGTGCTCGAGCAGGTCGTTCCAGATCTTCAATTTTCGCTCTTTGACGTCCACATCGCTGCACCTCAGTTGCATTTTACCGTCCACAGTTGCTCCATCTTCGTCGTGAAGCTCTGACTCATCAGGTCCCGCCGCATCGCCCATCCAGGAGCGGCAGGAACACTTGCCGCGCGCAAAGTCCCCCGCCCCCACTTTGCATTTATCTCATCGAGGACGTTCATCACCTTCTCCGCTTCTACCGGTTGCGAGTGTGCGAACAGGTCGTCGGTGAATTCGCCAGGCTGCCGCAAATCCATTAAAAGAACCTCGGCTTTGCTGTATTTGAAGCCTGGCCTGAAAAGGCGGTTGACTGCTTCTGTAGCGGCCTTGGTCATCAGCCTGACGTCATTTGTCGGATACGGCAGTTCCACCAACGCACCGTTGGCATACTTCGCCTCCTCCGGATTGAACATGCCTGTGCGGATGCTCACCCGGATCTTTTTGCACAGCGAGTTCTGAGCTCTGAGCTTCTCTGCCGCGCGCTGCGTGTAAGTGGCCACCGCCTCTTTGATCGGCTCAATCGTGGTCAGGCGATTGCCGAACATCCGACTGCAGCAGATCTCCTGCTTCGGCGGATCAGCTTCGCCGAGCTCAAGACAGGGCGTGCCGGCGAGCTCGCGCGCCGTCTTCTCAATGACGACGCTGAACTTCTGCCGCAACGTCCAGGGATCGGCCTTGGCCAGGTCCATCGCGCTCTTGATCCCCATTGCCTCCAGATGAGCCTTCATCCGCTTGCCAACGCCCCACACCTCCCCCACATCAGTGTTACGCAAGGTCCAGTCTCGGTTGAACGGATCACAGATGTCGACTACGCCGCCGGTCTTGGCCAGCAGCCGCTTGGCGGTGTGATTTGCCAACTTCGCCAGCGTCTTCGTGCGGGCGATGCCCACACCGACCGGGATCCCGGTACGCTTGTAGATAGCGGAACGGATCTGGCGACCAAAGGCAGTCAGGTCACCTGGAATGCCCGTCAGGTCTGCGAAGGCCTCGTCGATGCTGTAAACCTCGAGCGCAGGCACCATCGATTCGATGATGGTCATGACTCGCTCGCTCATGTCGCCATACAGCGCGTAATTGCTGCTGAAGGCCACCACACCGTTCCGGCGCAGGTGGTCTTTGATCTGGAAATAAGGCGCGCCCATCTTCACGAATGGCTTTGCGTCATAGCTTCGGGCGATGACACAGCCGTCGTTGTTAGACAGCACCACGATGGGAGTTTTGGCGAGGTCAGGCCGGAAGACGCGCTCGCAACTGGCGTAAAAGCTGTTGCAGTCGATCAGCGCGAAAACAGGCTCAGGCTTTGTCATGATCGCGGACGCTGTATTTCACCACGCCCCAGATCACCAGTTCGTCCCCCTCCATCACGTGGCGGGACGGGTACTTCGGATTCTCTGACTTCAGGATGACCTCGTTCCCGCGCATGTGGAGACGTTTGCAAACGGGCTCTGAATTCAGGGCGGCAATCACAATGTCGCCGTGCTCGGCGTAAAGGCTGCGATCTACAATCACCAGGTCACCGCAGTAGATCCCTGCGCCCTGCATGCTGTCGCCCTCGATCTTCACCAAATACACGTGCGGCGCGCGAATGTCGAAGAGCTCATCCAATGAGATGTGCTTCTCGATGTGATCGGCCGCCGGCGACGGGAAGCCAGCCGGGACGTGGAAGGAGTAAAGGGGCAGCTTTTCGCCGCCGGCCGACAGCGGGCCGAGGATCGTGACGCTCATGATGCAAGCCTTGTTTTGAGTAACTGTATGTATATACAGTTAACGTTCTTGTCCGCTTGCGGTCAATCTCATGTGTAGGAAATTTCGACGGGTGACACCATGTGCGGACGCTACTCGATCTACGAATCGATGGACCATTACCTCAAGGAGCTCGCGCCAAAGCAGTTGGTGATCAATGGCTACGACCTATGGCCGATTGAGCGCTACAACGTCGCGCCGTCGACTCGCGTGGAGATCATCCGGCCGACCGAGGAAGGCTTGAGCGTCGACAAAGTGAAATGGGGATGGTCGCCGTTCTGGGCGAAGAAGGATGCGAAGCGCCCCGCTCCCATAAACGCTAGAGTCGAGACAGTGATGACGGGGAAGTACTTCAAACAGCTGTGGCCGAACGGCCGCGCACTGGCGCCGGCGAATGGTTGGTTTGAATGGGTAAAGGATCCCGATGATCCGAAGAAGAAGCAGCCGTATTTCATCAGGCTTAAGGAGGAAGGCCCGATGTTCTTCGCCGCGCTGGCGGAGGTGCATCAGGGCCTGGAGCCGGACCCGCAGGATGGCTTTGTGATCATCACTGCGGATTCAGATCAGGGGATGGTGGACATTCACGATCGGCGACCAGTAGTACTGAGCCCGGTGCACGCTCGCGAATGGGTCGATCCGGAAACAACGCCGGAGCGCGCCGCCGAGATCGCCAAAGAGTGCTGCCGGCCAACGGAGGAATTTACCTGGTTTGAGGTGAGCAAGGATGTGGGGAATGTGCGTAATAAGGGTGAGAACCTGATTATTCCATTAAACTCAGAGCCTGACCTACCAAACTAACTAAGCCAGATGGAACTCCAGAATGAATGCGAAGGCGTTTGCCTCACAGCTTATGGAAACTGTGAAGGAGATTAAGGGCAATAAAAACGACTCCATCCAGTGCGACAACCTCATCCAGTATCTCGATAACTTTGTGCAAACAGGTCCGTCTGAGATAAGTCAGGACCAGATAGAGCACCTAAAAGCGCAGCTCCAAATCATGGTTGAGCGAGAGAAAAGCAATCACGCCTCTGATCTCGAGATGTTCCGCTCCGTGATCCAATCTGGCCAGAACGCGCTCAAGACAGCGCTGCTCATGAACGGCGGCGCCTCAGTGGCTTTACTCGCATTCATTGGAAAGCTTACCGAAGAAAGGCAGGCTCACATACCTGCCTTCACGAACGCGCTCACGGTTTTCGTACTTGGTGTGTTCTGTATCGTTGTGGCGTCGGGGTCGACTTACTTGAGTCAATGGCTATACGCGGCAGAGTCTGGATGGAAAGAGCGCGCGGGGTTTGGGTTCAATTTGCTCTCCATAATTCTAGGACTGGCTTCCTATGGACTTTTTATCTGGGCAATGACAAAGGCCCATGGTGCCTTCTTGGCATTTGGATAACAGCATTGCGCAGGGCGTATTTGTCACTTACAAACATCCTTGATGTACGCCTGAGCCGCTTTTAACGCGGTCTGGTCGGCGATGATGCTGGCTCTGAGATCAAGAACAGCGCGTCCAGTTGCTGCAGAGAGTTCGACGGAGCCTGCATCACCCACGCTGGAGGTGCCGGTGGCTTGGGACACATGCCCGCCACCGGCACTACAACTCCCCGCGATACGCAGCCGGCGAGTGCCGTCAGCAACAGCGCGGCGCAAATTTTCGTTTTCAGCATTAGCCTTGTCCTTCTGTTCAGTGGCGTGTTTGTCCAAGGCGGCGAGCTTCTGTTCGGCGTCCTGCTGCTTGGCCAGCGCCTGCCGGGCCTGCTCTGCACCCGCATTGGCGATGGCGGTCAAATCCGCCTGGTGGTTGGCCTCGTTCATCGCGATGACCTTGCCGTAGGCATTGGCCTGCCAGAACCAGGCGGCTGCGAAACCAGCGCCGACCAGCGCTATAACCGCCAGCGCATAGGCCAGCAGCTTGACGCGGATGTCGGTCACGCCAGCACCCCGCCGGCCGCAAGGTAAACGGCCAGCAAATCCTCAAGCTTGTGCTCGCGCTGCCCGTATCCCGCGCCCGGTAGGCTTGCCCAGATGTTCCGGCACTTCTGGATGGCGCTTTCAATGCGACCCGCCTTGATGTCGTCCAGCGCCTTGCGCTCTTTGATCAACTGGATTGCCCACCGGTCCTGGCTAACCGGCCCAAAATCCGGCAGCTTCAACTGGTCGCGGTAGTGCGCGTAGTCCTTGAGCATGAACTGATAGCGGCCCGAGGCGTTGGACGTCTGCCCGGATTTGCTGAACACCTTCGACTTACGCCCTCCCGCGAACGGATGAACGCTGTAATCAGTGAACAGTTCGAGCTTGCCGTCGACTCCCGTCACGATCACGTTGTATCCATCGTCGGACCGCTTGAGGTAATCGCTACCCAGTTCCGACCAGGCCAGCAGATCGAGGAACGCGAGCACGTTGCGCCCGCCAGCGGCCGCTTCTGAAATTTTTGCCATTCACTTTTCTCCAAGCGAAGAGAACCAGCGCTTGTCTGGTCATGGTTGTTGAGGCGGTGACTGTCTGGGCTTTGGCTCATTGGCGATAAAGTGCCTATTGCTGCTGGATAACGGCAATGAGATCAGATAAAAGGAGTTATCAAATTCCGAAACGAGAATCTTGGAGCGAGCCAATGACAGCAAAAATGATATTTCTTTCTCACATACACGAAGAGTCGGAATTAGCAATCCTGATAAAATCAGCAATCGAGGATGAATTTAGCGGATTTGTCGAAGTATTCGTTTCATCCGACGGGACAAGTATTGCGAGCGGCGCAAATTTTTTGAAAAAGATTGAGTCAGCGCTCGTAAGTTGCACAGCGGCAATATATTTGATAAGCCCAATTTCAGTGAAGCGGAGCTGGGTTAACTTTGAACTAGGAGCGATTTGGATAAGAAGTGCAATACAAGAGCGCTCAGGGCAGCCGGAAATACCTTTGATTCCGGTTTGTCATTCGGGAATGTCTCCAAGTGAACTTCCTTCTCCAATTAATAATTTAAACGCGATATCAGGTACTGATGCAGCTAGCTTGGAGCGCGCTTTCAAATCAATCCAAGCCGCTATGGGTGGGAAAGGGAGACTCAAGACAGATTTTGACGAGCTGTCATCCAAGATAGGTGCTATCCAAGAACGATATACAATGGGAGATAACTTAAGATCGTTTTTTGAGCTGCTAATGGGGGAAAACGTAAAGCCAATGATAAAGCACTTTAAAGGAGTTTATGGGCCAGACAAAATAAAGATAGACATCGACGGAGTTGATACAGACAACTTTAAGAAAGCTCAAAGTATCTTGCAGAAGATTCAGCACCTAGGTATCACTCTGACAAGCGAAAGTCTTTCCCTGGTGGTAGGCAAGACAGGATCTAACTGGGTTGACAAAGCGCACATAGAAATGCTCAAAAGCACACTATTAAAGTTTGAGACTGACTTAATAGGCAAGTAGATTTGACTAAGCTGACGATCTGAATTCGATGGTAGGGATAATGCCAAGGAGCAGTATTGATGGCAATTTCCCTACCTTAAGATTCTGTATGTCAGTCACCTAAGCGATCAATGACTTCCTTCAAAGGGATGGATGTCGAGCTTGAGCCAAGTTTTTGCCACAACTGCTCAGGTGTCATCTTCCACCACTCAGATGCGAGCAATCGGCTAATCGTTTCCTCATCGAATCGATACTTGATGAGCTTGGCTGGGACGCCTCCGTAGATCGCATATGGTGGGACGTCACCAGTTACGACGGCGCCAGTGGCAATCACAGCGCCGTGGCCGATGGTTACACCTGCCATGATTGTAACTTGCGCGCCGATCCAGACATCGCTGCCAATGATCACGTCGAGGTTGCCATCGTTGTAGGTCGAGTGCGAGAGCCCTGCATCTTCGCCAATGCAGTCAGGCCCCTTGTTCTGTAGCTGCGAGAACAGCATAACCAGAGGGTAAGTGCTCAAGGTGTCCAGTGGGTGCCTTCCTTGTCGCCCAACGAAGATTGTGGTTTCAAATGCTATCGAGCAGTACTCCCCAATATGCAGTCGACGCGGCAAGTCGTCGCGACCTATCTCCAGCCGCGGCAGGCCGTAGGTGTAGTCTCCACAAACGAAATCCAGATACGCTCGGGGATATTTTTCACTGATGTGCTTCTTCGTTGAGGCTGGTCCTGGAAACATCTGATACTCCATGAAATCGGCTGGTCCTGCCTTAGGGCATTTCGGCGCCCAGTATAGCGACAAGCGGAAGCCGATCCAGGCCGCATTAAAACGTTTTCGTTTCCATGACCGCCCATTTTTCAAGAGATTTTATGTACGTGAGCCTGATCGGCCGCCAGTTAGCAACTGGAGATACACCGGTCAGAATATTGCCCGACGTTAGGATTGAGGGGGTGGAGCTGTTGAAAATAAGGGTGATCGAGCGGCCGGCGTAGAGATTTCCAGATGTAATAGTGGCCACACTCACCGTTCCCGTTAAGAATACGATCTCCTGAGCATCTGGGATGGTGACTGTTGCGGCCGTTGGGATCGTGATCTGCGAAGCGGCGCCCATGTGGCTCGCATGACTTGCACCGGCAGTCACAATGTTGAGTGCGGAGATGCAGCGAATATCCTGGACCGCTCCGGAATTCGTCGTTGTGTTACCACCGACGAAGTTTTCGGACGTATCCGCGCTCAGGTAAATCCCAAAGTCCTGGTTCGGACCTGGTCCTACGAAGTTTCCGGTAACAGAAATTCCGGAGGTTGGGCCGACGAAAGGATAGCCACCGCTTCCGATGTAGAGCGCAATACCAGCCTTCACACTGTTGAGGTGAATATTGTTGCCGTTGACCGTGTTGCCGCAGACCGTGCCTCTCAGGCAAGAGTTTATCTCGATTCCGATATCTTGGTTGGCGAACACCGAGTTTCCAGTGCAGGTGATATCCTCGCAGTCACCGAAGTCTATGCCAACGCTGCCGTTGAAATTGGTGGTGCACGTGCTCACGCTGCAGCGCTGCCCGTTTACCATTATGCCTTGCAAACCGTTGTTATTCGCAGTGCAGCCGGTCGCGCTCTTCTCTTTGCCTTGTAGGGTAATACCGTTGTAGTTAGACCCGTTGAAGCATGCACTAACGCCAATAACTTGCGCTTTTCCGCAGCGTCCCTTCAATCCCGTATAATTGAAATAGGGGAAATTGACTCCTGTATAACCATTGTAGTCGTAGTTACCACCGGAAATGATGATGTCACTACCCGCCTCTTCGATCGAGCTGTTATAGCTGAAGCCATAGCCCGCGTTGTCACACGAAGAGCAATTTACTAGGCTAATGCGAGACGCATCATATAGCTCAATCCCGCAGTAGCTGGCTCTGGTGCTTTCGACGTTGCGAAGATAAGAGCGGCTCGGATGAACATCTGTGTTCCCCTCTACTCGAATTCCGTTATAGCTCGAGCCGTCGATAGCAACGTCGGTGACCTTGAAGTTTGAGCAACCGCTAATTACAATCGTGTTGCTTTGCACAAGTTGGTTGTTCTTGTTCCCATCAATGCCCAACCCACGCAGCTTGAAACCAGAAACTCCGAGATATGTGATCAGCGGCACAGACGTGGCTGGCTTTTGTTTAAGCGCGCCGTCTTGCGAAACGATATGGACCTTTTTATTGATTACAAGGCCAGCGGCAACACCACCGCCCAAGGTTGCCGGTATTTCGATGGTGGAGCCAGCAGGAGAGCCATTGATCGCGGCCTGAATGGTTGCTGAGTCGTCAGTCACGCCATCCAGCTTTGCGCCAAACCAACGGACATTGATATTCCCAGACACAACACGGAAAAAGGCAGATAGCCCATCATTCGACAGAATGAGCGTCCCACCGTTATCTACATCTCCTGAGACTGCCGCACGTTTCTTAAAGACCCCTTGCAATCCTTCGGCCATTACTTCTAGTCGCGTGGCAAGGCCGCTGTATTCGCGCAGAGCTGCGTAATCGCTAACCTTCCGGGAAAGGTCAAGCTGAACGTTGATAGTCTCGCCGTCCCATCCAATTTGGGAGGCGCCCTTGCTTGGGTCAGAGCTGTTCAGCAGGCCGGCAATAGCCTCAAGACTATCGTTAGCGGCCCAGGCCCCAGTCTTGTACAGGTATTCGGTTTGATCCTCGGTGTTGAAATACCGGTCACCTTCCTGCAGCGGAAGACCATCATCACGAACGACTGGCGCCACTGCGGCTGGCTGCAAAAAGCCTGCGGTACGTGCAGTCGCAACATCAGCCGCGTCTTCTGCCGCCTGTGCAGCCTCGTTTGAGGCTGTCAGCGCATCTTGAATTGCCTGGGATGACATCGCGGTCTTGCCGGTATTTACGGCGGCGCCTGCTTGATTCTTCCAGACGGTGTAGATGGTGTCGGCTTCAGAAGACTGAACAAGAAAAATACCGCCATCAGCGGATGCGGCCAGGCCTGCCGCGGCGGTCTGATAGATGGTTGTGGCAATGCTGATTTTCTCTGCGCCATCTTCCTGAATCTCGGCGATCACCTGTTTCAGGTTCTGGATGCTTCCCGAATCAGTGGGGATGCCGCCTTCATTTGCAGCATCGTTGGCAAACCGGTACACGATGTTGCTGCCCACTTCCGCACGGACAGTCGCGATTTCGAGACGCTGAGTCTGGTCAGCCATGTGATTTCCTTGGGGCGAATTAGGTGAGCGCGACCGGGTTCGGTCAGCGTTGAATACAGGGTGGTTTACAGCCAGTTGCTGGAGAAGAAGTCGCCGCCGCCCGCGATGAGCATGTCGGCTACCGCGTCGAAGATCGTGTCGATCTGGTCGTCGTGGTCGTGAGTGTCATCAGCCGTGAATGCCGCCGCTTCGGTGAGAAACGTCGGTACCCAGTCGGTGGGCGCTATTGCAACGCCCCGATGGTCCTTCACCTGGTCGATCTTGTTGCCGTGCTCGTCGTAGATGGCAGGCACGAAGACCCGGCCAGACTTGAACCACGGCACGGAATCCATGCAGCGCACGACTTTGTTGCTGGCGGGGCCGCGCGGCTGAGGCTGGATCTGGATTGAGCCCTTTTTGCTGATGGTCTGGATCAGGCCGGTACCGGAGGACTTGTCCTCGACACGCATGTAGCGAAGGATTGCCGGCCGAAAATTGTCCCAAGGCTGCCAGCGTTGCCAGACCTTGAGAGCTTCTGCCTCCAAATCGCCGGCATCCCATTTGCCCCGAACAATCTCGATGATGTACAAGTTGCCGTCTATGCCCAGACCGCAGTGACTGAACACCGAGAAGTCGTGCTGCTCGTCGGTCTTTTGGGCGGTGTCGACATACACGCCGCGCCAAACGAGAAAAGGCAGCTGCTCGTAGGTTGGGAACCAGTCGGCATCAATCATGCCGCCGGTCAGGGCGATAGGTGATTGCTGATACTGGCTGACCAGCGTGTAGGCATCCCGGTCCCACAGCGCCATCAGGTCAAATACTGACTCCTTGGCAGGCCAATAAGACCAGTATTCAACGCCGCCGCGCACCACCGAAGGTCCGCTGAACACGTCGCGCTCGGCGTGCTCACGGATCTCGCGCGGTAGGCTTTCGATGTATTCACGCGTCACCAGGGCTGGAACCTTGATGTGCGAAAACTCAAGGCCCATGCCGCCGGCGAGAAGGAAGCCTGAGACGTCATCAGTGTGCAGGCGCTGCTGAGTGCAGATCACCGGGGTGTCAGGTGATGCCCTCCGACTGCGTAGCGTGTTGACTACGATCCGCTGGGCTTTGGCGCGCATTGTCGCGCTGAATGCACTGTCAGCCTTTTCAGGGTCATCGAGGTTGATGAACCCGCTGAAGCCTTCAGAGATGTACCCGCCGCGGACACCGGTGATCTGACCGCCAGTAGAACGGCTGAATATCTGGTGCTTGTTACGCCCGCTGTCGTCGGTGACGATCCAGTTCGCAACGTCAGCTTTTTCCAGAGAGCAGGGCCAGAGCTCCTGATATTCCGCGCTGGTGATGATCGACTTGATGCGGTTTGAGTTTTCTTCGACCAGCGATTTCGAGTAGGAAACGCTCAGGTTGCGCGTCCGGTCGAACTTGGTCATCACGTAAGCTGGGAGGTGGATAGACCAGTATTCGGTCTTAGTACCACCTGGCGGCATGTTGAAAACGACGTTCTTGAGCTTGCCCTGCAGAACTTGCTGGGCGGTGTGGTCCATGTAGCGGTGGTGCCAATTGCACAGGAACTTCATCCCCTGGTTGATCTGGAAAAAGACGCGCATGAAAGCGAGCGGGGAATGCTCGCTTATCAGTTTTGAGGCTTCTTTTTCTTCCCGACTCATGGTTTCCCAGTCGAGAAGATCGTTCATAGGCGATCCAGCACAGACTCAAGCGTTCGTTTATCGACGGTGACTTGGGACTTCGTCTCGATCGGCGCTCCATTCTTGCCGGTGAGCTCGACGATCTTCTTGTCCAGGCCCAGCAGCTTGGCTTTGCCCATGGTTGCGCCGACAGCGGCGGCAGCCTGTGGCGTATCCGCCTCAAGTGCAGCACGACGCGCTTCCTCAAGCTCGCCAAGCAACGTGTCGACAGTGATCTCGTTACGCTCCATAACGGCTTCACGCAACTCAGCGATGCGCTCTTGAATCTGCGGTTTTTGAAGAAGGTTCCATCCCTCGCGCTGCACGGTCTTCTCGGCCATGCTGCCGACGTCGTAGCAGCGACGGTAGGCTTCGGAGGCATTGCAGGTCTCAATATAGGCCAGGCAAAAATGCTCCATCTTCAAACTGAAGCGGGCTTTGCGCTTCTTTTCCATATCACACCTGCGGGCTTACCAGTTTCCACTTGTACCCGACCCACTTCGGAATCTTGTTCGCTGTGAAAATTGGAGGTTTGGTTTCGGTCGTTCCGGCTGGCAGCAGCCAATTGCCGTGGACCATTGGATCAGCGTCAGCCAGCGTCTCGCCCATGTACCAGCCTTCAGCGTCGTATTGATAAACCGTCTTCTGGCTCATAGGTATCGAATCCATCGCACTTGAACGAGGTTGACCGAGCGAGCTTCAGAGCCCCCATTGCTGCCAATGCTAACCACGTGCGTGTGGTTGCCAGCAGCTGTGGTGGCAATCGTCTGAGTGCCATCTGTGGAGAGGTCGCCAAGCACGGCGTTACCACCGACAGTGGTGGAGTCGGCCAGAATCTTCTCGCGCAGAAAGGTCGTTGAGTGCTGGTGCAATCCAGCATCAGACGTAGAGGCTGAGTGTCCGTGCTGCAGGTTCTGGCTCGGCTGCGGGGTGTTGCCAAGCACTCGACCGGTATCAACTCCGCGACCATCATCAAGCATCCGAGGAAACATGCCGCGCCAGTCGGGAAGCCTGAACTGTGTGCTCAGCTCGCCTCCGGTGTTGTAGTCCGTGCTGATGCGCGAGAAAAGTTTCGGGTAGGCAGTGCGGAGAAGCACAGCCCCATTGCACTTCAACCATCCCGAATCAGGCGACCCGTTGTGCGCGACGTCCTTGTATTCGCCAACGCTGAAGCTGGAATAGAGGCTTGCCCCGATCAGGCGCCACGCTGAACTGCTCGGCGGGCTGTTGCCAACGTTGCCATCAGCGACAGATTCGTAATACAGCCCGTCTTCGGCAAAGCACGGCGCTCCGATCGGGTAAATCGCTTGCGCGTGCCAGGTCATCACGCCGCGACGTTCAATGTCCTGCAGTGCGCTATCCACCCGGTTGTGCCACCAGTTTTCCTGGCCGGCCGGAGGGGCGTCCTTGTCTTGCCCGCCTTCCCAGCCGGCGGTGAGGCGGATGTCGCCCGGTGCCTGGAAAACTGTAGAGCTGTCCTGGGACTCAACGCCCTCGGCCCAGCGCGTATTGAAAGGCTGTCTTGCCATCAGGACAGGTCTCCGGGAAGGGTGAAGTTCGAAAACTGATAGATCCGATTTGACGCCTGCTCGATGGCCGCGATATTCGTCGGGAGTATGAATATCTGGCCTATCCGGGTGCCTTGCGGTCTTGGGATCAGGTCGAAGTTGTCGAGCAGGTATTGAGTTGTGTTGTCGAGCTCCGACGCGATGCCGATGTCGAAAGACTTGTCGCCATTGCTGGTCAGGGCAGTGACCTTTACGCCGATCACGATTTCCAGCAGTTGAATGATGCTGTCGCTGGTTCCGTCGCTGACGTTTCTGGCGATTTTTGCCTTGATCAGCTTCCGGTACAGGTCGTTGTTCAGCGGGGCGTCAACCTCCGCACCGGCGCCGATGTAGGGGGCGACGTTGTAATTCGTGTAGTTATCGTTCCCGGCGTAGCCGAACACGTCGTAGGCGGCGCCGCGCAGGATGGGCCGGGGGATGCCGACAATCCGGCCGATGACATCCAGCAGCTCGCCCTTGACTGAGTCAACGTCGTAGCTGCCGTAAACCTGATCAATCGCCGGTTCGAGCTTTTCGTTTGCGACCTGAGGAAGCAGAGTGAGCCACTTCACCATCCTTGGCTTGTCGCGGTACTCATTGATGATTCGCTGTTTGGCGCGCTCAACGTGGTCCATGTTCATAGGGTCACCGTCACAACGATGTTATCCGCGTCAAAGGTCGCCATCTGCGCGATGCCTGGCTGAATCGGGGTCACGCCCTGACTTCCAGCGGTCAAGCCGATCGTCAGGCTGATGATGTAGCTGTCGCCGTATTGGCCGAGGACCTTGTTCACCGGGGTGTACAGCCGACCGACCGGCACAAGTTCACCGATGTCATAGCCGCCCTGGTTGAATCCTGAAACGGACTCTCCAGAGAAGAGCGTCTTCGTGGAGTCCTTGATGATCGCCTGCTGTAACCGTTCCTCGATGTCGCTCGGGAGGTTTCCAACCTTTTTAACGTTCAGCGCAACGTGGATTGGCAACCCGACTGCGCGCTGAAAGGTCATCGTTTCAACGTTTCCAGTGGCAGCCGACGTCACCTCAACCTTGACGCCAGTGGCGCCGGGGTCATCTACCCAGGTATCCGTTTTGGTGCTGTAACGCGGGTACATCGGGGTCCCGGGGTTGTACTTCGCATACATGGCTGCACCGATTTCGGAATCGGTGCCGCCGTTCACGATGACAGCGATCGCGGTGTATGGGATGCCATCCGGATCGACCGGGGAGTCGCTGTTGTTCTCGAGTATTTTCACGTCGGTAACGCCAGACACGTTGGCGATGCTGGCCAGCATGTTGTCTTTCATATTGCTGCCGGCCAGGGCTACCGAGTTGTTTCGGCGCGCCCTGAACTCGACGTCAGATTCTGCATCCTCACCCGGAGTAGCCTCGCCGTTCGTAACAGACGACCATCCTGGGTATGGGGTGCCGATGATCGTGAGTTCGCCGGCGGCGGCCAGAACCCGCCCCGAGGTTGCGCAGGTCGCGAACCCGGTGGCGCTCTGACTGATGCCAATCACTATGACGGAAGTGGTCAACCACACCGTGTTGTCGACTTTGCTCCGGATCTGTGAGCCCGCAGGAAGCGCCGTTCCGGCGGGGCCGGTGATGGTGATCGGCGCTACGGAGTAGGTGGCCGGCTTGATCTGCACCCCGGATATCTTGCCAATATCGCGCAGGGCCTCCCCTGTCGCGCTGTCAGGGTCTTTGCTGCGATAGGCCGCGACCAGCCCCTCGTCCAGGTTTGCCAGCAGTTCCGCTTCGATGCCGATCACCTGTCCATCGGGCGAGTCCGGATCAATGTTCCAGTCGGGATCGATGGCCAGCGTTTTCTGTTTGATGTCGGCCAGGTAGTCGTTGAGAGAACTCCCTGTGATGCCTTGGTCTGTAATCTCAGCCATTACACGATCGCCTGCACGTAGTTGATTTCTGCGCTGTCGCCGTTCGAGCTGACGATGGTTGCGCTGACCGTAAGCTCGCGGGTGGCCACGTCTGATGTAACGCTGAACGAGGTCATTCCCGCACACCCGGGCGCGAGCAGGATCCGGCTGCGTATAACTGACTCACGAGATGCGAGCCTTGACCCCTTACCCAGGACGCTGCCAAACCAGTCCGTGCCGTCTGCGGTGTTGAGAAACCATTCGCCGAGGAAGAACTTCAAGCGGGTGCGTACGTTTTGCGCGACTTCTTCAGCGGTGTAGCCAGTCAACAGCTTGTTTTGGCCCATGGCCAAGTCGCCGTCGGCGTCTAGTTTTCTGACTGTCATGGGTTGACTGGCCCTGATGTGCCGTTGCCGGACTGCACGCCGATATGGGTGTGCTCAAAACCGATGCTCACGTCGTGGTTGGTGATCGTGTCTTCGGTGGTGACCGCCTGTTCGAAGTTCACAGGCTTCTCGAAATTGGTCGTGCACTTCACGTTGAGAGATACGCCGTCGACCTCAAGCGTCTTGTCGTCGTGAATCCAGAAATAGGCCGATCCATCGAGGCTGCGCAGGCGTATGCCGTCGTTCGCAAAGGCCGTGATCGCGTTCGGCTTGGAGCGAATGCCGGGCATGAAGTAGGCGTCATTGATGGAGAACCTGCGGGGCTCTGACTTGACAGCCACGCCGCCCTGGTCGACCCATGAATCGATGCACTCCTGTGAGAAGAAGAGCGCGCCCTCGGTTCCAGCCGCCACTCGGCATTCCAGCGTTCCGCCGGCGGCGCCCCAGAACTGCACCGGGACATGGATTACCGGGCGGCGCTGCGCCTGCGCACCCTGGCGGTCTTCAAGCATCAGGCCTATCTGCACCTCGGCGAGCTGGCTTTCAGGATCAAAGCTCAGGACGTGCCCGGGGACACTGGTGCGCATGTTGTCTTTCAGATACTCGCCAAATATCTCGCGCAGCATCTTTGAGAATTGCGCCTGCGTGCGCGAAGCAAGCGGATCGTTCATCGAGTGGCCCTATCGGATATCCCAGACTGAGCGGCTGCACTGAGGCGCAGGCAGCTGATGTGTGTTTCCCATGGGTCGCCGTGCGAGTCCCCCAAATGGGCCAAGGAGTAGACCTTGTAAAACCCCTCACCGATGGTGCGCGGTACCTCGTAGAAGTAAGCCCCGGAGAATTCGAACTGAGGGGCCATCGACTCAAGCTTGATTGTGCTGCCCAGCTTCAGGGCAGGGTTGAGCACAGAGCGAATACCGATCTCTGTGTCAGTAACGACCGGCGATCCGATCATTCCAGTGGCCGAACTGATCGTGTAGACCTGGTTGGGCATGGCGAAACCGCGCTTGATGATCTTGATTGCACCATTCTCGACCATCCAGTCGAACTGGAATGTCTCTGCCAGTTCGTTCATGCATGCAGTGGGGCTGCCTTGGAGCACCGTGCCGCGCGATCGCCGCTTGAGTTCGGAGAAGTCACCGTAGAACCTGATCTCGGCGTTGAAAGGCTCGGCACACGCCTCGATGATCTGGACCGGATCGTTCTCAGCCGAAAGCGTCAGGTTGATGATGTTCTGGTCCCGCTCTTTGGCGGAGGATTTGCAGAAGAGCCGGACGCCGCGGGTTGAGCCGCCATCTTCCAGGACGCGCTGGGCGTTGGTGATCTGCCCCGTGAAGATGTTGCCAAACATGCCTTCGTAACCCGCGTCGAACGAGATGAACTCGTATTTCTTGGCTATTCCGTCGCCGAGCATCTGCCGGGTGGTGTACGCAGAGACGTTGTAGATCGTGATTTCAGCAACGCTGAAGGCGCCGCCGGCGAAGTGGATAACCTGAAACGTGACCCGAAGGCCGTCACCGTCGACGCCCATTTCGTAAGTCAGGGATCCGGTTTCCCGCCCAACCTTCAGGCGGTACCGGCGCATGTAGATTTCGTCAGCCATCAGACCACACCAGCATGTTTGTTATGCCAAGGTTGGCGGGCGTCGGCTGATCGCCCTCAAGCACCAGCGACCCATAGTCGGTATCGGATGGCGGGTACAGCCCGGCGAGCAGGTCGACGTTTGGGAGCAGGTAGCGCCCTGCAGTGAGGGTCACGCCCAGCGGCGTCAGGATGTTCACGTGGAACACGTTGAGCCTGACAATCCACTGAATCTCAATGGTGAGCGTGTTATCGCCCAGAGGTGCACTGAAGGTTTGCGCAGGCAGCGCCTGGACCTCGACCCTGAATCGACTCATGCGATGACCTCCACCGACGCCGAACCGGTACTGACCATTGGCGCGCCCTGAGTAGCGATAGGATCGTTCTGCGCCAGTTGATCGGCGGAGGTGACGCCCTGGCCAACCTGAGAACTAACGCGCCGGATCTCTTGCAGTTCGGCAATAAAGATCAGCCCGTCCTCATCCTCTGGCCGGGTGCGCTGGTCAAGGCGGATGATGACCATCTCGGGCATCGTCTCGTACTCAGTCACCAGCTCGATGGGCGCCCGCGACTTGAGCAGAGCGGACAGCGCGCGCCAGGTGGTGGCTGCGCGGGTTTCATCGCTCCCGGCGAGCAGGTAGGCCGACACTGCGCTGATTGCCGCGCCGCCGATCCCGCCGACCACCGAGGCAACTGCACCCGCGCCCATCATCCCGATGTCGTCCAGGCCAATACCCAGCGGGGTGTTGGACACGGCGCCGGTCAGTAGGTAGCGATCAGGAAGCAGAATCGCGTGATCGTTGACGTTCGCCCCGAACTCGACTGGGAACTGTGTCAGCTGAATCGCCTTGCTGGTCACGCCTTCCAGTTTGGCGTCGAACTCGATCAGGCCCAGCGCAGGAAGCGTTTTCGAAAAGATGCTCATGACGCCGCTCATGATGCTCATCGTTCGGGGCTCCTGAAGTCTTCCATCGTCGACTCAGTCAGGCCGCTCAACTGCTCGTTGTAGAGCTGTTTCACTTTTTCCGTGTCGGCGCCATGGATATGGAATTGGCGGTTGTCGTTGTAGGAAGGGCTCGCAGGCGCTGGAGATGCAGAAGACTCCGACGGCGATGCCCCGGCAGGGGCAGGTTGAACCACGCTGCCCACGCCGTAGTCGCCATGGGGCTTGCGGTAGGAATCGAGCCAGGTCTTCGTCTTGTCCGCAAAGCTCTCCTCAGGCTGGGTAGGTCGCCCATAGCCAGCGCGCAGTCGCGTCAGCTCCTCATCAGTCACTTCCGGCGCCGCGGAACGAGCAGTGCCCGAACCGGCGTAGGACTGGGCGAGTTCACCACGGCGCTGGGCCTCCCCAACACGGTCGGCTGGCCTTTCGTACTCAGACGAGACGATCCCTGCCGCCTCCTGCGCGGTGGATGCCATGCGCAGCTTGTCGCCAGCAGCCTTTTCACGGCCCCTGGTCAGTTCGTGGTTGATGAATTCCAGCTGCTCAGCAGCGGAGGCCTTGCGGATGTCCTTGCCCGAGAACTTCGCGAAGTTGTCCTGGCGGTCCTTGTGCCACTGCGCCAAGCCGTAAGCCTGGCCGCCATCGCCTTCAGCATTGGCCCGGAATCCGCTTTCCTGCTCGATGTTGGCCGCGATGCCCATGGCCTGCTCTTCGGTCCAGCCTTTCTGCCGGAAGAAGTCGATGGTTGCGCCCGCGGCATCTGCGCCGCCCTTTTTCAGGCGGTTGCTGAGCAGCTCCCCGTCCTCACCTTCATTGAGCTTGCCGGAATAGAGCAGCGCCGCCGCGCTCCCGCCTGCAACTGCAAGCATGGACGCGCCGCCGGCAGCCCCGGCAGCTGCTGCGCCAGATCCTGCAGCAGCGCCTGCGCCGGCCGCGCCCAGGCCAACAAGCGCCCGAAGCGCAGCCAGACCTTTCAGCGCACTGGCGCCACCCATGAGGGCGACCGCTACCGAGACGAGCTCGATGTTTTTCGCCAGACCGCCGAAGAACTCCTGCAGGCCTGAATCGACCAGCTCCTTGTTGTCTCGGTAGAAGGCGACGAAGTCTTCGGCCATTTCGGCGAAGGCCGGGGCCAATTCACCCGCGATGGTGTTGCCGATATCGGTGAACACCTGATCAAGTTCGCTGGAAGCCTTGGTCAGCCGGGCCGAGTCGTCTATTTGCTTCTGCGTCATCACGGCCAGCTTGCCGCGCACGTCCAGTTGCCGTTCGACTTCGGCGCGCCCGCGCATCAGCAGGCGAACAGTGGAGTCGTCAAACCCCAGCGCATTACCCGCCAGACGCTGATTGAGCGGCGTCATGTGCTCAAACTCGCCCGCGATGTTGGCCAGGGCCTCAGCAGTGTCCTGAGCCTTGATGATGACGTCGGGATTCAGGCCGAGCTTTGCCACATCACCGAACCAGCCGGTATTGCCCGTGATGGGGGATGCCATCAGGTCCTGAATCTTTTTCATGGCCGAGAAGGCGTCAGCAGCGTTCCCGCCCTGTGCCGCCAAGGCTTGACCGAGAGCTTGCACGTTCTGCGTGCTCAGCCCGGTCAGCTTGTTGAAGTTGTTCAGCTCGGTGCCAGCGTTCTTGAAATCCCCAACCACCTTATCGATGGCCAGCTTGCTCGCCAGCACGGCGCCGAATTGCAACGCGGACCTGGTCAGGCCGCTGAACGCCGCGTCAGCCTTCTGAAACGACTTCTCATCGACCTTGATGCCGAGAGCAATAAGAAACGATTCCAGCACCTTCACGGGCAGATCTCCTGGCTATTTTGGTCGATTGGCTTCAGCCAGGTGGCGGGCGTACAGCATTTCATCCATGGCGAGATTTGCGCGACGCACCCACCCGAGAGAGTAGGTGCCGTCCTGCAAGTCCCTGTAGGTGCACAGCGGCGGGCAGAGTCCGGGAATCCCTATGCAGGGGCGCCAGAGCTCCCAGTCGATGGCTGGATTGAGGCGCTCTCCTGACTCTGATCCACCGCCTCGGTTGAATCGGTAGATTTCTGGAAGAGGGTCAGGAGTCCGGTAAAATCCTCGAACGCATTCCCCAGAGCCAGAACGACCAGGGTGAAGTAGGTCTTCAGTCGGCCTGAGAAGTCATTCAGCGTCAGCGGCACGGTCTCTCCTTCCTTGAAGAGCTTGCCCAGCATGCTGTCGCAGATGAAGTTGAAGTCATCCTCCGGGACGCGCGCGAGCATGGTGCCCACGATGCCGCCGGCGACGGCGATCGAGGAGGACCCGCCAACCTCGGCCAATGCCAGGCCGCGAATCATCGGCTCGACGCCGTACTTGCCCAGGCGGAACAGCACTGCACGCTGCTTTTCGGCGCTGGGCATGGCGAACCGGTAAGTCACGCCTTCGAACTCGATGGTTCGAATCATGGACTCGGCGGCATTCATACGATCACACCTTTGTTGAATTCCATGACGAAGGTGGCGTCGTTCATGCCTGGGCCGCCGCGAGCCATCGACTTGCCGCGCGTGACAACGCCCTCTGAAAATACGCCGCCTTCAAGGCCGGCAATAGATGCGTAAGATCCCGACACCTCGGCCTTCGCCGTCACCTGAGCTTGCATCGCTAAAGCTTGAGGACTGCCCGGCATGAAGTTGACAGTCAATCTAAGTCCTGGGTTTTTGCGGTGGAAGCGCACTGCGTTTCCGCCCAGTCCGCGGGAAAGGATCGCATTGTCATCGATCCATTCAAGGGTAAATGGCGGGTCAGTGCGGCCCCAGTCGTCCAGCACGCCGACACCAGTGATGACCACAATCGTGTTTTCTACTGAGAGATCGCTCAAGGCCATGCTCTATTGCTCCTTAATCAACTTGAACCGTGACATCGACGGTATGGATGGCACCGGCCCGGAACAGGCGCATGGTGATCGGGGCGGCGGCTCGCTCGGCTCGCTCGGCATCGGTGATGTCGAGGATGTCGTTCGCCACCGTCAGGATCTCGTAGCCACGGCTCAGCACCTCTTCGCCAGTCTCGTCGCTGGTGTAGGTGCGCGCGCCGAGGTAGCCGTTGTCGATGAACTTCTCGCCGATTTGGGCGGCGGCATCGATCAGGATCTGCTGGCCCTCTGGGGTCTGCTTGGCCTTGGTCGGGATCTTGGCCAGCGCGTTGTACAGGCCGACGGTGAGGAAGTTGACGAAGGCGTCCAGGTTGAAGACGTCGTCGATGTATTCGCCGAAGGTCGAGGTCGTTTTCGAGTTGATGATGCGGCCGTTGTCGACCTCGCCACCGGTTTCCACCTTGGTGTAGAACACGGCGCCTTTCTGCTTCATGGCCGCATAGGCGGTTTTGGTCAGGTCCTCGGCGTCGATACCGGGCAACTTCTTGAACTCGCCGGTGATCGTGGTGTTCGCTGCGTTGAAGTTCACGCGGCTGAAAACTGCTGCTGCCTCGAATCCAGCGTACGGGGCCGTGGCGTGACTCAGCAGGAACAGGCGTCGGGAGCCTTGGGTTACCGCCTTGCTGACGATGTCGGTAGACAGGGACGGATCACGCACCGAAGCCTGGCTGGTGGTGTAGGCGTAGAACTTGCCTGCGGCATCGCCAGCGCTTGCCAGAGACAGCACATCGGCGTCATTCGCGCGGATCGCTGTCTCGAACTCAAACCAGTAGAACCAGATGCCCTTGTTGATGGCGTCGTTCATCGATTCAACAGGGGTGTCGTCCTCAATGCGCAGATAAATGCGCAACGACTTTGGCTTCGGAATGGCCGAGAACCAGGCCAGCGCCGCCTTGTAGGGGTCGGACGCGATGTCGAAGTGAGCCGCCACTGCGGACGGGCTGCCGTAGTCGCGGTAGCTGCCCTCCAGAAACGTCGCATCGCTGGACGAGTCGAAATCAGCGAACACCATGCCAGCGCCGAAGTTGGCTGTGCTGAGCCCGGCTGAACTGATCAGCGTGTTGATGTTGATGATGTCTTCAGCCGGATAAGCCATTTACTTCCCCTTGCGCGATCGCGCCAGATGGTTCGGTTTGCACGTTGAAACCGACGCGATAGATCCGCTGCACGCGGTCTTCTGCGATGGATTCGCCGTAGAGGTAGAGGGTGAGCTGGGCTCGTTCTTCCATGGCGGCCTGATACAGGCCGGTCAGGTTGTTCACCGCAGACACGCGCGACCATCCGAGCTTGTCGCGGCGCATGATGTTTTTGATCGGTTCGCGCTTGTTTGCCTCGCTGATCGACGCGGCATAGGCCATGGCGCCGACGCGGTAGAAGTTCAGGCTGAAGCCCAGGGTGAAACTGGTTGTAACCCTGACGATGACGTCCTCGTACTGCGGGTCGTCGAGCGCGGGCACGTTGCGCTGAGTGACGTTGGCCTGGCCGAACTGAGCAGGGTCCTGGAGTCGAACCGCACAATACGGCCCTGCCGGAGAGGGGCCGCCCGGATCGCCGATGATGACGTGATCAGCCGGCAGGCCAGTGGCGGCGACGACAATCCGGCAGACCGTCTTGCACAGCGCTTTGGTATCAAGCATTGGCCTGACCCTCCAGCTTTGCGATCTCATCCGGGTCCAGCTTGGCGATCACCGCGCGGCAGAAGTTGTGCCACGGGCGGTAATCGGTCGCGATTGATTTCCACCAGGTGGCTGGCTTGTCCGGCGTCTCGGCGAATACAAGGATGTCGGCCAGCTTGCCCGCCGTTGAGGGCTCTATGCCTTTGCCGTCGTTGCGGTGAATGACGCGAAAGTCATTGATCCGCTCGGCGCCGATCTGGAGGAATTCGATCTCCTTGTCGCTGACCGGCTGCACGTTCGCGTCGAATGTGTCGAAGTAGACCAGGGTCAGCTTCTGCTCGAAGTCAACCACCGCGCTGGCGTAGCGGTTGAGCTGCACGCCGCGATGACTGATGAAGGGGCCGCTGACGTGGCCGCGCATGTTCAGGCCCATCACAGTCCCTCTTCGATTGCTTCGGTGCCGTCGTCGATGACGTAGCGGATGGACTGGCGGAACGCGCCGGTATCGATTAGCGGGTTGTCCGATCCCTTTTTGGCGATAGTTGATTCGGCATTCGGCGGATCGCGCAGGTCGGTGATCTCTTGCTTGATGTGCCCCTCAGCAAGCTGGCCCATCTGCTCGAGCAGGATGCGCATCGACATCTCGCCGGTGAGAACCTTGGGGATCATCAGTTCGGCAAGACGCTGGTACTGCGGCGCACCTTTCTCGATCGCGGGCTGCAACACTGGGCGCGGCGGGATCTTTCCGTCTGCCGAGCCGAAGTTGTTCACGGCAGCGACCGTGGCCAGAGTCAGACCATCCTCGTAGACGCCAGCGCCCTTGGGGACGCCAGCCAGTACTCTGGTATCGCTCTTGAGCCTTTCGGCAAGCTGCTTCATGGCCTGCTGAACCTGCTGAGTGCCCAGCAGGCTGACTTCGGGCCTGATCATACGCAGACGGCCCCCATCCCAGCCCTATCACGCAAGTGCAGGTACTCAAGACCGTACGGCGTTAGCGCCAGTGCTGCCTCCCACGCTGTCAGCGAAGCGTTCGCAGCCGGGACGGCGTACGACACCGATTCATCGCGCACGCTCTTGCTGGCCACTGCGTAGGGTGTGGATGCACTGCCATCTGCCGATGTGGCCGAGGTAGTTGCGGCATTCCATGTCAGGTAGTGGGCCGCCAGAGCGAACCAGCCGCGCTGCAGGAAGGAGTACGGCTCGTACAGCCCCCAGCGGCAGGCGCCGAGCTCACCCTTGGTGATGTTCAGCGCCTTGGTGATGTTTGCATCAGACCATTTGGCCGGATCAGCGAACTCTTCGTAGAACTCGCGGAAGTCCGCGACGATCTGCGGCGTCACTTCAACATTGATCTCTGCCACGTCGCGCACCTCTGAAATGAGAAAGCCCCGGGGTTAGCGGGGCTTTTGGTGTTGCTGGGTGGCCTTACTTCTTGGCCAGTGCAGCCTTCAGGTCCGTCTCCAGCTTGGTGGAGCGGGCCTGCTCTTCGGTCAGCTTGTCCTGCGCGGCCTTGAGCTGGTCGGGCAGATCCTTCAGGTCCGTCTCCAGCTTGGTGCGCTTGGCTGTCTCGTCGAACAGGTCCTGCTTGAGCTGGGCGTTCTCCGTGCGCAACTCGTCCAGCTGGGCATTGGTTTCCGGGGCCACATCCGGCTCACCAGGAACCAGCAGGCCGTGCTCAGCCCAGAGCGAGCCTTTGGCAAGCTCGTACTGGTCATCGGTGGTCTGCTCGCCCGGTTGAACCGAGCTGCCGTCCGACAGCACGACAGGGTTCGCGCTGATGTTGGTGTAAACCTTCTTCGAAGTCATGTGACCCCCTTAGATGCCGTCGACGTAGGCGTGGGACATCGGAACGCGCAGCTCTGTACCAGCAGTGCGCACCACACCGGCAGCCTCGAAGCGCAGGCCGCCGTGAGACGGGATCGGCGCATTCAGGGTGTACGGCATCGGCAGGTGGAACTTCGCGAACTGGGCGTTTTTGGTGTATGCCATCATCCGGTCAGTACCGCCAACACCGGCGCCTGCCAGCTGAAGGATCGGCTCGAAGGTGATCTTCAGCACGTGTTCCAGGTAGCTGATCAACGTTTCCGAGGTGTTCGGGATTCGGAAAGTGGTCAGCTGGCCGTATTGCTTGAGCGGGAGAAGAATGTGCGTCGGACGGAAGATGCTGTTGGTCTGAACCGAGTACACCTGCAGGATCAGGTTGTTCAGCAGGGTCAGCATGTCGCTTGCGGCAGCATCAGGGGTTTCAGCCAGGATCTGCGCAAATGTTTTGTTCGCGCCGCCCAGCAGGGTGCCGGTAGCGAGTACAGGAACACCCGGATACTTGATCAGGCCGCCAGTTGCCAGTGAGGGCCAGCGTGCATCACCAACCATCGCAACGCGGTCAAGCCATTGCTCGGTCAGGGTGCGGGTGGCAATCGGCTTCTCGGCCAGGTAGTTGATCGCACCGCCGAAGCCCTGCGCGTTCGCCATTTCCATGGCCTTGCCGACTTCGATCTGGGTGTAGGTGTAGCCCAGACCAGCCTGAACCACGTCTACGCCGCCGATCTTCGATGCGATCTCAGCCAGCGGGAAGTCGTGGGACAGGTCGCCGATTGGGGCAGGCTCACCCTTGTAGTCGAGGACCTTGAAGCCGATCGACTCAATGTAGTCCGGTGCGGAGGTGTCGACATTCAGCACGCGGGGATATTTGATCTCCGCGTACGGCTGACGCAGCACCTCCTGCTCGATGTACGTCAGGTTGCCGATCAGAAAGCCCAGTTGCGCCTGGGCCTGTGCGTCCATTGTTCTCATGTGAGCGCTCCTTAGGCGGCAATGGTGGTTGCGTTGAGGGCTTTGACTTGCATCAAGGCCAGCTCACCGGCCGCAGCAGCGGTCAGGAAGGTGCAGCCTGGAAGCAGGTGGTTGCCGGCGGTTGCAGCGTTGGTCAGCTCACCGGTGGTCGGCAAGGCGTACACCTGCTGGCCGATGGTGGCGCCGGCCAGGGTCTTGACCCAGACGCGGCCATGGCTGACGCGGCTGACTTCCTCACCGATGCGATAGCCACCAGTGACGTTGGCACTGCCTTGGCCCTGGCCGGTGATGTAGCTGGAGCTGACGCCGACGGTTTTACGGACCGAAATGCCCTTGAAGAAGGCAGCACCTGCGCCAGGCAGGGCATCGCGCTTATCACCGGAGCCCTGAACTACCGCGCGTGCGAAGGGAATCGCGACGTCGGCAACGCCAGAGGTGACATCGGCCATCGACAGGTCATTGATCTGACCCTCGAAGGCCTTGCCAGCGTACTGGCCAAAGGTATCAATTGCGGTGGCCATTACTTTTCACCTCGCAGGAACTTGGAATAGGCGTCGGAGCCATCGGTGGTCAGCTTCGGTGCCTTGGTGGCGTCCTTGGCGAACTGGCGCAGGCTGTCGTTGGTTTTGGTGCCGTCGTCGTCATCGTCGTCTTCGGTCTTTTTCTCGTCCGCTTCATCAGCGGCAGCGTCGAACGCAGCGACAACGTAGGCCTCGGACTTGGTTGCCCAGTCACGGGTCGGCTTCAGCTGCGCCATGGCGGCGCGCTTGATTTCCAGCGGGGAGACCAGGCCTTTGGCGTCGAAGGACTTCACGACTTTCGAGGCCAGGGCGATGGTGTCGAGGGTGGCTTTGACGCGCAGGCCGATAGCGGCGTCAGAAGTTTCCTTCTTGGCCTCTTCCAGCTTCTCCTCGGCTTCGTCCTTGGTGGCTTCAGCCTTGTCTGCGCGATCGCTCGCTTCGTCGAGGGCCTTCATGAGCCGGGCAATGCCGTCCTCGACGATCACTGCATGCTCTTCGTCCAGCACGACGGAGAGGGTTTTCTTGGAGTCCAGAAAGAGCTTCCGGGTCGCCATAGTGGGGGTACCTTTCGGTTTGTGGTCAAAAATACGGGCGACCTTTCCGGCCCGTGCTGCTTGTACAACCGCGTTGTGGTTGATCTGGATGTCACGCTGTTCGTATTCGTAGGGGGTTCCGTCAGGGGCCACGCCGGGCGCCTTGACGTACTCGGCCAGGTAGCCGGGGGATAGCTCGGCCTTGCCCGACTGGATGTCGTCGATGGCCGACTGATCCTTGATGATCATGTCCACGACGAGGTTGTCGCCGTCGCGCTCGACACCGCGCACATGGCCCACCGAGACCTCTTTGAAGGTCTTGGAGTCAACCAGGTCTGATGGGTGATCGTTGGTCACATCCTTGTCGAGGTAGGTGGCCATCGAGACCGGGTCGAAGACTTCTTCGGGTGACCGATAGACGTTGACGATCCGCTCCGGCCCATCAAGATCAAGCTCGCTCGACAGGTACTGATAAACGCCAGTGCGCGCGGCGATGCCCTTCACACACAGGAAACCTTCAGGCGTGACGGTGCGAGACGTAGGCGCGAACGTCTCGTCGATGGTCATTCGTTTCATCATTTGCCCTTGTCGGGGAAGTAGTTCACGCCAGGGATCATGGCTATGGCGACGCAGCGGCAGAGAGGGTGATGCTTGCCTGGGTGAAGGCCAGTCTTGCCGCCCCATTCGGCGCCGTCAGCGAGCGAGTACACGCCGATGCCGTAGCCGATGTCCTTGCGCGCAATGCCCCAGCAGCTGATCTTGGCGTTTGGGTATTTCCCCGCAGGGTTGCCCGACACACGCTGGTCGTTCGCGTCAACCGACTTGTAGAAGGTGATCCCCGCTGCCACCTGACGCTGGCGGGTCAGGTCCGAGTTGAGCTGCGAGACCTGATCACGCGCGATGAGCTTGGCCCGGCGAGCGGTGACGCCTGTTTCAACCTGAATCTGCTTGGCGATGGCGGTCGGCGCGAGGCCGTCCTTCATCCCGCCCAGAACGATCGTCTCGACCTTGCGGAAGTAGTCAGCCGGAATCGACTTGATCAGGTTGACGTTCTCGGCAGTGGAGGCTTCGAGGTAGTCGCTCATGCCCTTGGGGCGGGTGATCAGATCGAAGTCCACACCGACTGCACGATTGATCGAATCGCGGAAGTCCTCGGCATTGTCGGCCTCGGCGCGGCTGATCGTGCCTGCGACTACCCGCTGAGCCTGAGCCTCAAACAGTGGCGTGACGAACCGCTGTGACACGCTACGGATGGCCTTGAGGATCTCTTCAGTCCAACTGCCATCCAGCGTCCTGAGGCTGTCTGCGATGTAGTCGGGCTTCAACCGCTTTAGCTCAGGCTCAAGCACGTCAACCAGCGATCCAGCCATCAGCCGAACCAAGCCCCGCAACTGGCCGCGATAGAACTCCTCGGCGTCCTTGCTGGGCATCACGGCCTTAGGGGCTTGGGGTTTCTTTTTCCGTTTTTCCAGCAGGGCCTTGTTTGTCGCCATCAGGCTTGCCAAGGGAGAAGCCCGGGAGGCCTTCGCCATCGTCGAAATTGCCATCGGCCTGATCCTTCTCCAACTGCTCTTGCGCAGCGATCTGCTCGTCGGTGATGGCGTAGGTGCCTTTGGCCTGAGCCTTGCGCATCGCATGGCTTGGCTTGATCACACCGTTTTCGAGATATAGGGCATCAGCCTGAGCTTCAGCCAAGTCTTCCTGCGCCTGCTCGACGCCAGAGGTCTGGGCCAGCGGGTTCCATTCGAACTCGATGTTGTCCGGGTAGGTGCCCAGCGCCGAACGGATCAGCACCTGGTCAAGCAATTCGAGGTCCAGACGCATCTGGCCGTCTTGCTTGCCCTTGATCGTGCCGTGGTAGGTCTTGAGGTCGCCTTCACCGTTGGCGCTGAGGCCTGAGGCTGATTGCCCCCAGAGCTCAGTCACCGGCATCTCGGCAGCGCCTGCCGTCCACACCATGAACTGCTCCATGATCTGGCTCAGGCCCGAGAACGAAATGCTCTTGCGGTCGTATTCCTCGCTGCCTTTCTCAAGAAGGCCCAGGTTTACGATTGACTTGAGCATCCCGAACATCCGATATCGCTCGGTGACCTGTTCCTTCTGGGGGCTAGCCAAAGCCGCTTTCAGGCCGTCCACGCTGATGATGTCGACGTTTGCTTCCAACACCAGTGAAGCAATACCGCCCTTGGTGGCCACCACGTCGCGCAGGTCGGACATGCAGCGACGCAGGCGACTATCACCCCAGCCCTGCTCGAACTGACGCATGCGGCGCGGCAGGCGAGCACCAGTGCGGCGAATGACGTGGGTGTAGTGAATCTTCTGCTGCCCGTTCACCATCATGTAGAACTCGGGGAGCATCCAGTTAGGTGCGAGCGGGTTGGTGAAGTTGAAGTCCATCGGCTGGATATCCCAGCGGTCGAACACCACCAGGTTCTTCAGCCCGCCCTTTTTGATCTTGTCGAGGTTGAGCGGCTGGCTCAGGTCCTGGCCGGTGATCATGAGGATCGCAGCACCACCGTACAGGTCAGCCCAGCAGCAGGTATCCAGATAGGCCTGCTGAACACCAAGGCGGCGTTCTTCGTTGGCGATCTGCTTGGCCTGCTTCCCGCTGAATGCACGCCACTCGCGCAGCGCATCTTCGTTGGGCTTGTCGACGATCCGGCGAGCGAGCCAGTTCGACTGATACGCGGCTTCCAACTCATACGGCGTGACGAACTCGAAGCCGAATTGGCTGTGTGAGCGCTTGTCTCGATTGGTGCCGATGTTGGCCACCATGTTCGAGAGACTGTCCATTGTGACCGTCTGGCCTGATGTCACAGGAATTCGCGGTTTTGTAGTGGTCATCGCTCATCAACCGCCTTGATCTTCAAACCACGCAAAGCGGTGGCAACTACCCGGTCATAGTCAGGCTCAAGTCCAATGAATTGACTGAACAGGTCTACGGCGCTGAGGTATGGGATCACCCACCATGAGTAGCTGACGGTGAGGGTTATAGTGATCCTGGCCATTTGCTTACCTCGCGCCACGAAACGGACGCATCTGAATTTGTGGCGCGCTACTGGTCTCCCTGGACGATCACGTCACTGCCATCAACAGTGAAGGTTACGACCAGCCTTGGCGGGGCTCCCGCTTCGTTGTGCAGGACGGCACTTACCTGTCGAGGCAGCATCTCGCCATCCTCGGTGTGCAGCGCCATTGGGCGGTCATCGATTCCCTTTCGCACCTCGGTGATCGCACCACCATCTCCAAAAACTTGGTCGGCCCGGATGTTCAGGCCGGCGCGCTTCAGGATGAGCTTCATTGTGGGTCTCCGTGTTCCTGATCCGAATCGCGCAGCTTCGACTGCTGGATAACCCGGGCAACCGCCACCGCAACGCTGAGCATCATGTTCACGGTCGCAAAAACCAATGGATTCACCGCGCCCTGGAACACCGACCACGCCACCGCAGCGGCATTGACTGCGGCAATCAGCGCGGCGAGCTGCACACTGGTCATTCGCCAGGCCTTACGCCATTCAGGGATGAGTGCCATGGTTCGTATCCGGGGGCAGCAGGGTTTCGAGGTAGTCGGCGTAGCGCTTCCAGTCGTCACGGCTTTTCGTCACGCGGCGCAGTTCGACGTCATTGGTTGCCACAGGCTTCGGGCACTCTGTCGGCGCAGAGGTGAACCGATAGACCGTCGCGTGCTGCGCCGGGCGCTGGACGTGAATCACTTCTCTCGGCGCGCAACCGGTAAGCAACAGCACCACTACCAGCGCGCACCTCACTTTGGCCGCCCGATCGTCTTCAGGATCTCCGTGATCGAATTGATCTGGAAGTCCTGTCTCTGATCAGAGGTGCGCAGGGTGTCGATGAATTTGTCGCTGGACTCGCGGGATCGCTCCAGGGAGTCAACACGCGCGGCAAGCAGTGCTTGGCTGGTCTGGTAGCTGTTCAGTGTGGTCTGCAGCGTCGAGAGCGAACCCACGACGTACACGAACGCGCCAATCGCAGCAGCAGACAGGATGGTCTGCAAGACGGGCACGACGATTTTGAACACCGTGCTGTCAGCGATGCGGGATACGTCTGTCATGGGCAATCCGAATAAAAGGCCCGAGGCATCCGGGCAAAGGAGCGCTGAGGAGGAGCAGCACGATGGAATCATGAGGGCCTGAATAGGCCCACCAGAAACGACAAAGCCCAGCACGATGGCTGGGCTTTTGAAGTGGGTTTGCGCTGGGGGTGATTTGCGCACCGTGGGAAAATTACCCTAAAACTCCCACCATGGCAAATAGTTTATGCAGCATGTTCAGCATTCTCTGCATGAATGACCTGCCATACTGGTTGCTGGGCTTCAATGTCGACATCGTGGATGGCTTGCCGAAGGAAGTCCCAAATCTCAATCCAGTCGCGATTCCAGTGCTTTGGCTCGATGGTGATGCCGTAAAGCTTCTGCATCCCCTCCGCTACCCGTGCCGGCCCCCACGGTGGCCCACCATGAACCTCGGCTTTGTACGACTGCAGCGCGACGGTGATCATGCAGTGGACCTTTGCCGCCTTGGCATCGGTGAGCGCCGAAAAATCCACCTCGTTCCAGATCAGCTTCTCGGCGTTGAGCATGTGCACAGCAGTCATGCATGGGTGGTACAGGTAGTGCCCGAACTGCTGCACCTGGAACGGCAAAGTATCGATTGCGCGCAGCACCTTGCCGATGGTGGCCAGGTGAGCGGCGCGCGCGGTTGAGCGACCGATGGGCGTCCGGCGCGTCTCCGAGATACTGATGCGCTGGCGAACAACCTGAATCCGCTCCTCCTTGTCCTCTCCTACCGCAGCGAATACCGCCTCACGGCGTTTCACCCGCTCTGTCTTGATCTTGGTCGCGGTTTCCGCCTTCTCAGCCGCTACTGCGCTGATGGAAGCATTTGATTCGTGCTGTGCGTCTGACCACGCCTGACGCGCTCCGATAAGTCTCATGCTGCTCTCCCCTTCAGCTCTCTTGTCTTTGCCCGGTACAGGGCCTTGATCTCTTTCAGGTCTTCCACGGTGTATTTCTTCACCGATTGATCCGCCTCCAACTCGTCAACTGCCGCCTGACCGATCCGGGCTATCAGCCCGATCCGATAATCCACGGCGTTGCCTGACAAGAACCGGTTGTCCTGCTTGCTCTGTGCGTGACAGTTGCGCTCGTCGAAGCGCAGATGCGGGGCAGAACCAACGCTGCGGTAGTGCCCGGCATCTACGGCATTACCACCCCAGTCCAATTGCTTGCCGCTTGAGATACACAGGTGGCCCGCCAGCTGATCCCGCCAGCGGATGAATTCGTTGAAAGCCTGTTGAGCCTCACGCAGATGATCGCCGCAGCTCTTCAGCTTCTCCTTCCGAACCTTGATCTCGCGGCGCTCGCGCTGGGCAAACGATTTACGCTGCTTCTCTTTCAACTGACGGGCTACCACCACAGCGCAGTCCGGCGAGCACCAGCTCTGGAAGTCGCGAGTCGGGACGAATGATGCTCTGCAGCTCGCCACGCGACATTTCTTCGCGCGACGAGTTTTCTCGGATCGAGGAATCACAGTTCACCCCCGAACTGATGCGCGCATGGGTTGGAGTGGTAGCTGTGCTCGAGCATTGTCGCCGCGGCACTGATGAGGGCCTTCAAAGTCTTCACGCGGCCTCCTCCCCAATCAGATCGCTGAACACAACACCCTTGGCACTAAACTCGGCCACGATGCGATCGGTGTAGGCGATGCCCTGGGCGCGGTTGAACAGGCGTGTAACCGGGAAGCCGTCAGGGCCGAACAGCGTGCAGGCGCCCATCAGATCCAGCTTGTCGGCGTAGGACAGGTGCCGCATGGTCTTGAACCAGCTTGCCTGGAAGTCTTCGTCGTCAGCAGTGAGGATCGCGACACCGAAGTGCAGCTTGCAGTAACGCCGCGCGTCCTCGGTGTCGCCGATCTGCGTCATCTCGGCGATACGCTTGTAGAACGCGAACCACAATGCGTTCTGATCCAGCGTACGGTCCTTGCCCGGGCGCAGCGAGACTACGACAAACTTCTTGTCGCGGTACATCGCCGTCATGCGGGTGATGGCTTCGGTGAGCTTGGACTGGCAGTTGATGCTGATTTTGTCAGTCACTTGAACAGCACTCCCGAAGGCTTTGGAGCAACGCGCTCAACTTTGTGATGCAGGCCATAACCGGCTACCACGACGATGATGGTCAGGACGATCCAGATCCGGTTGGTCATTGCGCTGCCCTCTTCCCGTATTTCGCCATCAGCAGAGCGCGGGCAGACTTTCCGTCAACCGGGATGCCTTGCTTAAGGATTCGTTCTTGTGTTTTTTGGTCGGCCAGTTCGCTGGCCAGCTCGTAAGCGGTCTTCTGGCTGTCGTGCCCGATACCGGCGAGTATCTTTCCGTCAAGCGGCTGACCATCCAGAGCGCGGCGAACGACGATTGCGTATGCCCGGTCGAAGCGAGCACGCAGCGATTTGTCTTCCTGCTTGGCGCAGCGCAGATCGAAGATTCCAGTTTCGTTGGCAGCGATTCGTACGCCGTCGTGGCTGTAGGAGCCCATCAGCGCCTCAAGCCAGGCGTCAGCACTCGAAGGCATACCGAAATCTTCGGCGGTCGGCGTGCACATCGCGATGAACTCACCAACACTCGGGGCGAATGGTTTTTTCATCTTTCTGCACTTCTGAACGCCGAACTCAATCTGCTCCAGGGTGCGAATTCCGACTGCGGCAAACTCCTTGATCCATTCAGCCTTCGCGGCATCAAGCGCTTCGGTGGATGGCCAGGCCTGACGCCACGCAGGGAAGATTCCACGCAGCCGGCGGAACAGATCGTTCACCACTTCAGCGGTTTCGACGGTGATTGCAACGGGCTCGGCAATCGCCGCCGGCGGAAGGTTGCCCATGGTAGACATGACCTGCGAAGCGGGCTTCATTGCGGCACCATGAGGTTTGCAGCCCATGCTGTGCTGTCGAAGTCAGGCTCAACACTTGGGCGACGGGCTGGAAACTGGCGAACGTTGCTGGCCGATGCTTCGTCACGCTTGACCCACTTCACCAAAAGGCTCACCCATGACGCCTGTGTTTCACAGCGCCCAGATGCCGAGTAGTGACAGACGAATGATGCGGTTGCCTCAGGGGTGAAGCGGTCAACAGGTATCGCCATGCGCAGCGCGTACGCTTTCAGAAGCTTCTGGTCAGGAACCCAGTCGAGGCTCATCTCGGTCGGAAGCTTTGGGTCGACAAAATTTTCCTGATCCGCGCCTTGAGTGTTGTGTTGATCTTCTCCATTCCCTTCCCCTTCCCTTCCGGGGGTGAGGACTCGACTACCATTCGACGACTCCTCGTCGAGTACTCGACTACCACTCGGCGAGCTTTCGTCAGGGCCTCCGATAAAAGCAGGGTATTTGAACGTGCGCTTGTCGATTTTCTGGTGCCGCCAGCCGCGCACATGCAGGTAGGTTTTTCCCTCTACCGAGTACAGGGCAATCAGTTCGGATGACTGCAGCTCGCCCAGCAGGCCATCAACCGCATCAACAGTAATGTCGTCGCCAGGGAACACGAGGGCCTTAATGGTACGAGGCGACAGTGGGTGATTACCGCCGTCGTCGCAGAAGTTCCAGATGCCGATGAACAGGAGGCGCGCCAGTGGCGAGCAGGACATCACCTGCTCGCTCGACCAGAACTCAGGCTTGACCGTACGTATGCGGGCCATCATGGACGTCCTTTGCCGATAAGCTCGGCAAGCTCAAGGAAACGATCCACATACCAGTGAGGCTGCGTCTCGCGAGGGGATTGGGGGCTGGTGAGGTTCTTGCCGTAGGCGAGGCCCTTTTCAGTCACCGACCAGAACGGGACTGTTACCTGCTTGGAGTTCTTTCGAGTCATGGTCTTCAGGTAACCAGCAGCCTCAAGGCGCTGATTGAAAGCGATGACAGAACCACCCAGGCCGAAGTCCTTCAGCAGTGCTGTTGCAGATTTGGTGGGCATGGAAGAGCCGCCAATGGCATCCGGCGCGGCGTCGATGGCATAGCCTGGGAGAAACTTCGGATCAAGGCCGTTGTTCTCGGCGATCTTCGTCAGCATGAGCATCTGGCTGGACGGCGCAGGCTTCAGCAGGCGGGTGAAGCACTCCATGATGGCAATCTCGCCGATCACCTTGGTTCCATTCGCCGTGACGGCTTCGCGTGACGCGGCTTTCTCTTCAAGCTCACGCCAGCGACGAACGACCGCATAACGCATGCGTGCGCTATATCCGGTCATGAGGGTGTCGGTCAGGTCGCGGTCAAGGTGAAATGCGGTTGTGTATCCGCGCGCGTCTTTCTCCTCAGAAAGATGGCCCAAAATTGGACCATCTTTTTCGAGATCGGAAATCATGTCGCGGATGTCACGGATCACGTGCTTGTGAGCCTTACGGGTGACGCTGGCGATTTCCTTCGATGACATCGTGCGCGCCACGTTTTCGTGATTAGCAAAATGTGGCGCGGGCCGGTTCAGGGCCTGTACATCGTGATTCTGTGTGTGCATAATCAGCTCCAGTACGTTGTGCAAACAGCTGTAGAAAAAGCCACCCTTGCCCGGTGGCTTTTTTGTGCCTGCGATTTGGGTTCATTCACTTTTCAGGCCCTCATCAGGCCTGGGTTTTGATGGGGAGTACGGTCGCCGGAATGGCTGAACTGTCCCCGACATCGTCTTCGGCCTGGTGCGGGCGACGATGTGTTTCTCCACCATCTGTTTCGCGAGTTGCTCAACAGGTATTCCGAGCTCGGCGGCAGCCTCCTTCAGAAACTGGATGTCTTTCTCATCCGCGATCTGCTCCAAAAGCAGGTCGCTCTGGTTCTCAGGCATAGAGCCTCCATTGCGGGCCTTCAGGCCAAGTCTTGGATGCGGGTAAGCTCGTCCCTCATCTGCTGGATTGCGGCCTTCAAAATTTCACGGGCCAACACGGCCTTCTGCGTGCCGTGGATCTTTGCCAGTGAGCGCAGGTACTCGTCGTACTCATCGCTCAGGCGGACTTTCGTTTCGTTGTGGTTCAGGTGCTTCGGGTCTTCGTACATGCAGGCTTTCCTTAATGGCTGATGAACTGGCTTAAAACGGTTATGGGTGCCAAGGCGACATGACTACGCGGCTTGAGTCTTCTGCTCAGCCTTCAGTGCGCCCTGGGTGATTCGCTCGATTTGGTACTGGCGGAGCTCAGGCACGACGTCCCATTGGCGGACTGCCTCATAGGTCACGCTGATTGCCTTTGCGAGCGCCGAAACGGAGCCGAAATGTTGGATCGCTTGTGTTTTGGTCATGCCGACCTCCTTTTGCTTATTCATATTCAAGCATGCTTGTGTTTGCAAGGCAAGCATGCTTGACAAGCTTCCTTGTAGATTGCTCGCATGAAAATTACTGATCGAATTACGAAGCTCGTCCTTGCGCGAAAGCCCGAGATAGGCGCGCGCGGGTTCAAGCGTGACATAGCGACCACATGCGGAGTCAGCTATGAGGCTGTGCGCCAGTGGTTTGCCGGTGATACCGGAAACATTAAGAATGAGAATCTCAGCGCAATCGCCGAGGGATACGACACGACTGTAGATTGGCTGCTTTCAGGAAAGGGCGAGCCGCCGCGCCGATCAATCCCGGGCAAGGCAACAGTAGAACCAACCAAATCTGCTGCCGACATGGTTCAGCAAATGCTGGCCAAGCACGGAAAGAATCTTTCAGATGATGCTCGTAGCAAGATCGCTGCGGCAGTTGAAGAAACTGCGACTGAGGTCAAATCGGGCAATGTGATCACTGCTGATTTTTCTGGCTCGCGCGTCAGGTCGGGAGAAATCTTGATTCCTCACTACGATATTCGCGGCTCGCAAGGTCACGGCCAGGTGCCTCCTGAATACGCAGAGACGCTCAGGAATTTAATCGTGCGTGAGGATGTGCTGCTGGAAAAGGGAGTCACGTACACGTCGGGCAGCGCCCTATCTGTTATCACTGGATGGGGCCAGAGCATGGAGGGAACCATCAACGACAAGGATCCGGTGGTCGTTGACAGGGGTGTGAACGAGTTCGTCGGCGAAGGTATTTACGTCGTAACCTGGCATGAGCACCTCTACATCAAAAGACTCCAGGTCTTGGACGAAGATCACTTCTGGCTGATATCGGATAACCCGAAAAGCAAGGATCAGCAGGCCCGGATGGACGATGTGACCATCCATGCGAAGGTTCTGCTGGTTCTGAACGTGAAAAAGGTCTGACGCTGTTTTGTAAAATAGCCCGCCAACAGAGCGGGCTTTTTTATACCCCTCAGAACGGCGCTGGCTCGTCGACCGTGTCCATGTCTTCGGCACGAATCTCGCGATCATTGTCGCTAGCCGCCTCCCACTCCAGTGTTATCGAATCATCCTCGTCGTTGATCGTCATGTCGATCCCGTCCGTATCCGATAGCGCTGTCAGCAGCTCATCCCACTCCCTCTGCCCGTCCGTGTCCAACCGGTGAATCGTCACCCTCCGATCAAGCTGTGCGATCGGGTGATTGATCATGTTCGACACCCTAATTGTTAGTCGCTCCATGCCACTCATTGGCTTCGGCCCTGCGTCCTTTTTTCTTTCCTGCTTTGCCATAAATTACCTCCTGTTTGATACTGTATATCCATACAGTACAAAAAATAAATACAAGCTTGCTTGCATTCAATACGCAAGCATGCTTTTATTAATGCAAGCCGACTTGCACAGAAACACAAGTGGAGTTGGCCAGGGCCTAATCAAGGCCCGCGCTCTTTACCACCGCCAAGATCCTCGCGACCGACTACCCCTTAACCGGTAAGTGCGAGCAACAAACAGTCGACCCATGCCAGCTCTGGAACTGGCCGTGCTCACCAGATGTGAGTACGCGAAGCCACGCAAGCCAGCCAGCGAAGAACACCGGTCATGAAATGTGTGACGCAGGCCAAGAGAGGACTCAGGCGATGAGCGTGGTGGAGACGGCCGCAAGGCAGCCAAGGAAACCGTGGCAGGTAACGGAACCCAGCAAGACAGATTTCACTGGCTGGCCTTGGAGACAGGGCCAGACGGGAAATCAACCGGAGGGCGTGTGATGGCCTACTACAAAACAAGCGCGCCGGAAGTTCTGGCTGCGTGGAAAGCATACAAAGAGCGCGTCGATCGTTTGCAGGAGCTGGGTGAAGCGTTCGCCCGGCGCTTCGAAGGTGCCACGGCTCTTTTCCAGTTCAGCATTCACAGCGGTCGCACCTTCTACGGGTTGAAGTTCAGCCCGCCAATGCCTCAGCCGCTGTGGACCAAGCCTGATCCAAAGGCTGAAAGCTCCCAGTTCCCACGACAAAGCCTGCCACCTGGCACCAAGGGTGATGAGCGAAAAGCCTTGAAGGCTGAGCTGGAACGACTGAAAGATGACTTCAAGGAGCATAAGCCGAAGGATAAAGCAGACCTCGAGCCATTCCTTGCCTCTATGGGGTTGGGTGGCGGCAAGCTGTTCTTCGCCGGTTACCGACAGGTGGTGACGCCTGATTGCATCTACGTCAGCACCTCTGCAACGCCGTCAGAGGCTATGACTGAAATCCTCGGAAGCGAGTTCGAAGCGGCTGAAAAAGCGAATCCCTGAACCATCCTCCTGCCCATTCACAGAGTGGGCAGTGGGATGCGGACGAAACTGCGGCCTATAACCGCCCACCTGCATCACCCCATACGAGCATCCCAGTAGGCGACGAAGGCGAAAGCTGGAGCCAAAAGCGTTGCGGTGGAGCTTCGGCTGTGAAGCTGGCGCGCTGCTCGTATCCCCTTCCCCTCCCGAACACACCCACATGCAACCCCTCCGCGGCCCCTTGGCCGTTCGCGTTCTTGTGGTTGCAGCTGAGTGTGTTTGGTTAATTCATCGACCGCATCGACAGGTGCCCGCGTGCTTCACGGCACGGGCTTGGTCACCTGCGCGGGCATCTGATCGATGCGGTTGTACAGCGCCTACGGAGGCGACCATGAACGAGTTTCAGCGAAAGCGCTTCGACAACCTGCTGGCTCAGGCAATTGATCCCGAACGCGACTGGATTGCTCGGGAACACATATCCCGTGCCTTCGGCTACATCGACGGCCTGTTTGAGGGCGACGTCATCAATGCCCTGCAGTACTCCGATCTGTTCCGCGAGATTGTCCAGGCCGAATCCGTGATCCGGGAAAGGGCGCAGCCGAAAATCGAGCTACTCGCATCATGAGCACCAGTTACGCGGATAGCGCCCAAGCGCGGCTGATGGACGAGCGAATGCTCGGATCGGCCGACGGCGGCGCCACTGATGACTGGTTCGACGAAAGCGCCGAAGAGTTCTTCGCCCAGTGCGCTGAGCGGGAGCGCAAACGACTCGCCGCCCTGCCCGGCCGCTTTCGGATCGCCATCGGCCAGATGGAAGCGGTACTCGCCAAGCAAGGAGGTTCGGTATGACGACTTCACCGGTTAAATCGATCGTGGATGAGCAAGTTGAAGAGGCAGCAGCACGGGTTCGCGGCACGTTCAGCTTCCCGCCCGGAATGCGCGTTGCTGATCTGCCTTTCCCCATGAAGGCTGATTGGCTGAAGCGTCGCCCAATAGCGAGGCCGAAGCCATGCCAGTGACCCGCCAGCAGGCCCGTCGCGCGGCGTACTGGCGCGGATCAGCCTTCACCCTGATCTTCTGCACCGCTCTTATGCTGCTCGGCGCATTGGCCGGGCAGATCACCCAGTAGGAACCCCTCATGCCAATCGATCCTCGGGCTAACGCCCCCGAGCGTATTGCCGCGCCCGCACCGCTGCCTCATGTCAGCCGTCGAGCCCTCAAACGCGTAACCAATCCTCTCCCTGCGCCCAAAGATTGCCGCTACTGCGGTGACGACGTGCATCTGGTCCGTAACTCGGAAATCTACAACGGCCGAAGCTACGGTGACTGGCCGTTTGCGTACCTCTGTCACGGCTGCCGTGCGTACGTCGGCCTGCACCCTGATACCGACGTGCCGCTGGGCACGCTGGCTGACGACAAGCTGCGCGCCGCGCGGAACCGCAGCAAGTCAGTGTTCCACGACCACATCAAGGCGTCCGGCTTGGGCAGGTCCGCAGCTTATAAGTGGCTCGCCGGTCAGATGGGTATCGACGTGGGCGTCTGCCACTTCGGCTGGTTCGAGGCAGAGGCCTGCACTCAAGCGGAAGTGATCGTCAAGAATGCCGCTCCACCGACCGCCATGGCTCAGGCATTCGCCAGAGCGCGGTAACCCCTACCCCATTCAATCGCAGCGCCCCGGCAACGGCATGGCGCAAGGAGCAAACATGTCCGCAGAAAAAGAACTGATCGTTGCGCCGCCGCAAGAAACCGCCCTGGCCGTCTACAGCGTGCCGAACGGCCTGGACCCATGGCTGCAGCAGATTCGTGTTGAGGTTGATGCGTTCAACTCCACCCTGCCAGAGCTGACCACTCTTAAGGGTCGCAAGATGTACGCGTCGATGGCGCACAAGATCGCCCAGTCGAAGACCTTGCTCGAAAAGGTCGGCAAGGCGCTTTCAGCTGAGCAAAAGGAAGTGCCGAAGCGCATTGACGCCGAACGCAAGCGCGTCTGGGATCTTCTTGAATCCTGGCAAGCGGAGGTTCGCAAGCCTCTGGACGACTGGCAAGCGGCCGAGGATAAGCGCATTGAAAGCCACATTGACCGACTGGAGTGGTTGCGAGGCTTACCACTGAATCTCGCCAACGAAACGTCAACTCATGTCCAAGGCCTGATTGACCAGGCTGAGGCTGTCGAGATCAGCGATGAGTGGGAGGAGTTCAAGATTGAAGCCGCCGGCGCTAAGGATCTCGCCATTAAGGCGCTTCGAGCGACCCACGCTGAGCTCCAGCGTTATGAGGCCGATCAGGCTGAGCTTGCCCGTCTCCGCGCCGAAGCAGAGGCCCAGGTTCAGCGCGACCGTGAGGCTGAGATTGCTCGTGCCGCTGCTGAGCGGGCTCGAATCGAAGCAGAACAGCGCGCCCAGGCCGAACGTGATGCCGTCATCAAGCGTGAGGCTGATGCCAAGGCCGCTGCAGATCGTCGCGAGCTGGAGCTGAAACTGGCGGCAGAGCAAGCCGAGCGAGCAGCCGCACAGGCAGAGCGCGAGAGGATCGAAGCCGAGCAGCGTGCCGCGCAGCAGAAGATCGACGACGAGCGCCGGCACCAGCAGGCGCTGATACAGGCGGAATCTGATCGCGTTGCCGCAGTGGAGCGTGCAGAGCGCGAGAAAGCGGAGTCAGAGCGCAAGCAGGCTGAGGCCGCCGAGCGCGCCCGCTTGGCTGAGGTTGCACGGCAAGAAGCAGCAACTCGCGAAGAACAGCGTTTGGCGGCTGCTCGCGAGGCCGACAAGGCTCACAAAGCCAAGATCAACGGCGCCGCCCTGCGCGCATTCATCGACGGCGGCATGCCTGAAGAATGCGCTCGCCAGGCCGTCGTCCTGATCGCCCAACGCAAGATCCCAAACATCGCCATCACCTACTGAGGCAGCCATGAACGAACTCATTCAAATGCCGGTTCGCGAGAGCGCCGGCCTGACCGCAGCCGAGGTTCACCGCTTCTCGGCTGTCGAGATTCGCCAGCGTGTGAACCTGGTGCAGGAAGTGATGCAAGGCATCATGAAGCGCGAGACGCACTACGGCACGATCCCGGGCACCCCGAAGCCAACCCTGTACAAGCCGGGCGCCGAAGTCCTGTGTGTCACCTTTCGGGTTGCGCAGGAATACCGTATCGAAGACCTGTCGAACGACAGCACTGCGCGCTACCGCGTGACTTGCGTCGGGCGTCACCAAACCACTGGCGTGGTGCTGGGCGAAGGTGTCGGCGAATGCTCATCCGGCGAGGAGAAATACAAGTGGCGCGGCGCTGCCTGCAAGGCCGAACTCGACGCCACTCCCGAAAACATGCGCCGGAAGAAGTTCTACAAAAACGGCAACTCGGTAGACCAGGTCCGTACCGAGCCCGCCGATCTGGCTAACACCATCCTGAAGATGGCTTGCAAGCGAGCCATGATCGCGATGACGCTCAACGTCACCGCCGCCTCAGACATCTTCACGCAGGACATCGAAGACCTGCCGGAGGAGCTTAGACCTCAGGAGCAGGCGCACCAGCCCGCCCAGGCACCGACCGACCCTGAACTGGCGAAAAAATGGGTTGATCAGGCACTGGCCGCTGCAACGCCGGAATCACTGACCGAGGTATGGAAGACCGGCGTGAAAGAGATTCAGGGCCTGAAAGACATGCAGGCCTATGACTCATTCAAGGCTGCTGTCGGGGCCCGCGGCGCCGAACTCAAGGCGGCAGCAGAAGCTAAGCCTGACCCGGAGCCTGAACCAGCCGCTGATGACTTCGGCGCCCCACTTGAAACCCCATCCGACGACGAAGTCGAGTTTGAGGAGGTATCGGAATGATCATCGTCAATTGCGCCCAGGGCTCAGCCGAATGGCATGAGGCCCGAGCCGGTGTGATCACCGCCAGCATGTTCGGTGACGCCCGGGCGAAGCTGAAATCAGGCCCAAACAAGGGCGAGCCGACAGCCAAGGCGCTTGATTACGCTTTCAAACTCGCCGTTGAACGCATAAGCGGTAAGCCACTTGATGGCGGCTTCGAGACTTGGCAGATGAAGCGCGGCCATGAACTTGAGCCAGAAGCTCGAATGGAACACGAAATCCAGACTGGCCTGATCGTTACTCAGGTTGGCCTGGTGAAAACCGACGACGGCGCATTTGGCGCCAGCGCGGACGGCTTCATCGGCGAGGATGGCGGAAGCGAGTACAAATGCTTCCTTGCCCCTGAAAAGCTTCGCTCCTTCCACATCGATAACGACGCCAGCGAGATCATGGATCAGGTTCAGGGCTGCATGTGGATCACCGGCCGCAAGTGGTGGCATATCGGAATGTACTGCCCAGACCTTCGCCCAGCTGGCCGCCAGCTCTGGTGGCAGGAGTTCAACCGCGACGACAACTACATCGAAAAGCTCGAAGAAGACCTCTGGCAATTCAAGCTGCTGGTGGATGAGTACGAGCAGAAGCTGAGGAGCAAAGCGGCATGATCAGCCTCGAGCTCAGCATGGTCCAACACAATCAGGCCGAGTCGGCCCGGCTCGCAGCCGCAATGAACGACTACCTGGCGCGCGGCGGTGTCATTCAGCAGCTGGAAGTCACCCGCTTCGTGCCGCAGCAGTTCAACGAGGAGTCGATCGTTCCCAGCGCCAAGGTCAGCAAGGCAGTCCATATCCAGAAATCGGAGAAGGCTGCCGAATTCGAGCGGTCCATCGCCGAAAAGCTGAGGGCCTATATCGACCTCGGCGTCGCGGCGGCTTCCAAGGATCTGCACCTGGGCACGAAGCGCTTGAACTACATCGCCGCCAACTACGGGATCGTGTTCAGGAGCCATGGCCACACCAGCGCACTGGCGGCCAAGCGCGAGCGCGAAGCGTCCCTGGTGCCCGACGTGAAGAAAGCCTTCGCAGAGGGAGCCACGCAGCAGGACGTGATTCGCAAGTACAGCATCACCAAAGACCGGCTGCGCCGCATGGCAAAGACCCATGGCATCAAGCTGCCGGGATTCGTTGATGAGGCCGAAGATCGCAAGCTGATCGAGCGCATCACAGCCATTCGCGATCTTGGCTTGCCCCGGCGAACCTGCGCGAAGCACTTGGGAATCGCTGGAAAGAAAGTCGACCGCATCGTCGAACAGTACGGTATCGACTATCCGCTACAGCGTGGCGGCCGATGAAGCGCACCCTGCCCCAGCGCCGGAAGCGCGAAGCACAACACCACCTGCCGCCCAGCGGTTTGATAGGAGAGAGTCATGGCAGCCAGCCAAGCCGACCGCAGCGCGAAGGCTGCGAACAAGCGAAAGGAGAAAGGATCGGAGGAGCTACGGATGCATGCCATGCTCGGCACGCGGACAGCGCTCGCTGAGCTGATGGAATGGCACGGCATCAAGGAGCAGGGCGAGGCCATGACGCTGATGATTCATCATCTGCATGCGCTTGGGCCGCAGGGCTCGGCGCCATTCCTAACCGCACCGCGCCACGTTTTCGTACTCAAACAAAACGTGGCGCGACTTTTTGATCAGAAAAGCATGCTGATGCTTCAGAAAGACCCGGGCGACGAAATTATCGCTCCGTTATCAATGGTCTCTCCCTAGAGCAGAAGTTTGACCACTCTCCGGCCGCTGTTTGAGCCTCGTTTTCGAGCTCCCAATATCGGTCATAGGCGTCAGGGCCTTTTAGCTCAGGGTCGTTTTGCAAAAATGCTTTAACTGCATCCAGTTTTTCGCCGAATACATCGGATAACCGGCTTGCTTCGCGGAAATACTCGCTGCGCTTCATTTTCACTCCTTGACCCGGCCCCATGCCGGTCACCACGTATAGCCCACCACCAACCTATTCGCCATTGTCTGGTGAAATATTTAGGCCTGATCTAATCGGCTGAATACTCCAGGTATCTTCACGACCGAGTACGGCGGTGTGAATCCGCTTATCGTGGTGACAAAGTTCTACCACGCGATCAGGCGTCAGATTCAACGCTCCGGCAATGGCACGCGTCGTCCTGCGGGTTTTCGCGCCCGGCTTCTTTGATTCGGAAACGAGCCAATCGTAAATCGACTTAGAGTCTCGATAATCGCTGTAAACCTGGCTGGCTTTTTGGACTACCAAAACAAGCCCACCGCCTACAACGCCAGACACTAACTCACTCCATTCAGACATACGTACTTCTCCCTTCCTGTGGAGCGGTAAGCGTAGGCCAACTTCACTTCGCATGGAATCGACCCATGAGCCAGCAGCACCAGATTCTGGTTGGCGACTGCATCGAGATGATGCGGACGCTTCCGAATAAGTCAGTTCACACCTGTGTGACCAGCCCGCCCTACTTCGGCCTGCGCGACTACGGCGTCGAGGGTCAGATCGGCCTGGAGGAATCGCCGGCCGAGTTTCTTGCCCGCTTGGTCGCCGTGTTCCGCGAGGTGCGCCGAGTGCTGCGCGACGACGGTACGATCTGGGTAAACATGGGCGACAGCTACGCCGGCAGTTGGGGAGCGCAAGGCAGGCCTCAAGGCGATGGCCAAATGTCAGGGCGCAGCGTCACTTCGGCCCGGCAGATCAACGAGCACCCACGGTTCAAATCCGGTACCGGTGTGCGCGGCCGCGAGATGGGCATGAAGTCGAAAGACCTGATGGGCATGCCGTGGCGCCTTGCCTTCGCGCTACAGGATGACGGTTGGTATCTGCGGCAGGACATCATCTGGAACAAGCCGAACCCGATGCCTGAAAGCGTGCGGGATCGGTGCACGAAGTCGCATGAGTACATCTTTCTGCTGAGCAAATCGAAGAAGTACTACTTCGACCAGGCCGCCATTCTCGAACCCTGCTCGCCCAACACTCACGCCCGGCTGTCTCAGGACGTTCAGGCGCAGATCGGCAGCGAGCGCGCCAACGGCGGGGCTAAGAGCAACGGCAATATGAAGGCAACGGCCAGGAAGTCGAACGGCGTCGGCTGGGGCCATGGCACTGACGCCGATGAACGCCAGCGCGGCAGGATCAAGGACAACGAGTCGATGAACTCAGCCCCCGCGATCATGCCAACCGAGCGAAACAAGCGCAGCGTTTGGACTGTGGCCACACACAGCTTTAAAGGCGCCCACTTCGCCACATTCCCGCCTGACCTGATCCGGCCTTGCATTCTGGCCGGCGCGCCGCGGGGCGGTGTGGTGCTCGACCCGTTCGGCGGTGCCGGTACCACTTCGCTGGTATCAATGCAGGAAGGCCGGCGGTCGATCCTGTGTGAGCTGAATCCGGAATATGCGGCAATGGCTCGGGCACGAATCGAAGCAGCCTGGCTGGACGGCGCGGCGCAGATGGATGTTTTCCACGACGCAAATCCGGCCGCTTGATCAACCGCCGCTATCCATCCCGCCTCCTCCATATGTTGCAGTCAGTGGCACATCAGAAGTTTCAGGATCAAGGTAAATGTCTTGGATTCTTCCGTCCTCATTCAAAAAAACCGTGATTCTGCCAGGTTCGATATCCGCAGTTGTGGAATCTCCATACCGCACTAAGCGGCATTTTCTTCCGATCAAATCCTTGATGGTCATCGGTATCCCCGAAAGGGGGAATGGCACCGGCCGGTTGTCCTTCCATGGCCATACGTGTGAACCACCACCATCACCTCCTCCGCTCATCGCAACCTCCAAAAAATGAATTGCCAGCGAGAGTAGAGAGCAAAGCCCACTTTCACGAATCACGCCACTGGCGAGGATCAGCATGAACACCTACAGGCACACCTTTGCGGCCGTCTGCCCTGCCGACGGCGACATGATTGTCTACCGGCTCGAAATTAAGTCGTCAGCGATGATCCACGTCGAGCACATAAAGGCTGCGACGGCACTGATTGAAACTGGCTGGCATGAACAGCTCGCCGAGCTGGCAGCGAGAGACACAGGTTGAAATGGTGCTTGCCCGCCTTGCTCGCTCAGTTGAAATTAGAATGCGTAAATTAATAATTGCAGGGATTCGCATCCTCACGCTGAAAAATAGACTTATTATCTACCTTCAACGAAAACTTTTGCGATGAAACAAAGCCCCCAGCAAAAAGCCCCGACTTTATACACGTCCCTGCAAACCATAACTGTACGCTGTGAACTTCACCGTATACATCGACTGACTTCACTATAGCTGCCACGTAGACCGGACGCGGCTTTTTACTCTTACCAGCCATTTCTACAACAGGCGTTTTTATTTCGACTAACTCCATTTCTCCTTTATCTAGAACAAATGGTGTGCTTTTCGCAGAGGTTGATCCATCAGTATAAGACATATAACCATCACCCCCCATATCTTCACTCACCACCATCGTTATTTCACTTATCAAATATGGCAGGGTTCCTCCGTTCGCGAGTACCATTTTCACATTTAATTTTTTCAAATCACCTGACGGACCATCAAAATCAACAATCCTGACGGTAACAGCATCTGTTTCGTGAGCCGACAAATACAAACTACCAGCGGAAACTAACAAAGCTATGAAAGACAGCAGCATCGCTATGTCATCTTTTTTTGAACGTAACCAATTTAGAACGTTCATCGACGTTTTCTCCACTTACCTTTTAAAACTATACAATGGTGACTAAATAATGGCCACGGCTATAGATCTGTTTGCCGGCCTCGGTGGATGGTCCACCGGTGCCCGCGCAGCGGGTGTCGAAGTACTCTGGGCCGCCAACCACTGGCCGGTCGCGGTAGAGTGGCACAGCGCGAACCACCCGGACACTCAGCACATCTGCCAAGACCTGCACCAGGCGGACTGGACCAAGGTGCCGAGTCACGACATCTTGCTGGCCTCGCCCTGCTGCCAAGGCCACTCCAAGGCGCGCGGCAAGTCGTCCGGAAATCCGCAGCACGACTCAAGCCGGTCCACGGCCTGGGCAGTTGTCTCGGCGCTGGAGTTTCACAGACCCGAAGCGGCCATCGTCGAGAACGTTCCTGAGTTCGTGGACTGGGCGCTGTATCCGGCGTGGCTGTCGGCCATGCGCTCGCTGGGATATCAGGTCGCGCCACACATAGTCGATTGTGCAGATCTGGGCGTACCTCAGAACCGGGTCCGCATGTTCCTCGTCTGCACACGAAGCGCGGCGCCGCTGATGCTCGACCTCAGGCCAGAGCGTCACACCGCGGCGAATTCGTTCATCGATTTGGAAGCCGGCCGCTGGGCTGATATCGAACGCCCAGGGCGAGCCGCCGCAACGCTGGAACGGGTGAAGGCCGGTCGCGCAGCATATGGCGATCAGTTCCTGTTCAGCTACTACGGCAACACCCGCAGCGGCCGCGCCCTCACCCGCCCTATCGGCACCATCACTACGCGGGACCGCTGGGCAATCGTGAACGGCGACAAGATGCGGATGCTCACGGCCAACGAGAACTTGCTGGCCATGTCCTTCCCCGCCAACACCAAGCGTCCGGACAGCCATCGCCTGACGGTGCACATGGCTGGCAACGCGGTTCCCCCGCTCGCCGGCCAGCGCGTGATCGAAGCGCTGATGGCCGCCGTTTAAGAAGCCAAGGGTATTATTCTCTGGCCCTACTTTCTTGATTCCATTTCAAGTTCGTCTAGCTCCTTCATCCAACGAACTAAAAGCTCGTGATTTGCGAAAGCCTTGCTTCGATAGCTTAACCAATCAGGTTGATGAACCGTTCTAGACTCAATGGCATTAGCTACAAATTCACCATAATTGGCAACCTCCCTCAATCCAATGACGAAGAACACCATTTCATTAGAAATAGCAGTCACGGGGATTTCTCTAAGCATCGACGCTGCCTGTTTTAACTCGTGAAGCAAAGAATCCTCGCGCGCTCCGCTCAATGGCCCGCCGAATAAAGAATATGAAGGGCGAATGTAGACCTTCAGTCTCTTATATAAGCTTTCCATATGATGCATTAAGGCATAGGTAGCATTGCGACCATCGAGACGCTCTCGCAGTGCAGCTGCTCTGCTTTCAGTCTGTTGCTGGCGACTTTGAAAGTAAGGTAGCGCTATCGCAACGGCAATGGCTATGAACGCACCTATTGCTTGGACCCATCCAGCTGAGTCTGCTGGCAGCCAGCCATCACGAACCCAGTACGCAACTGATCCTACAAGCAGCCAAAGAATCGCCCCTATAGCCATAAGACCCCAAAGTAACCAAATGGAGTAGCGAGCGATTCGTTCTGAGAAATTTCCGTCCAACAACATCTCCTCCATAAATTCTTTGCAAACACTACCATCCGACCACCTCAAAGTAACCTCCAGAGGTTACATCTCGAAAAGTAACCTGATTGGGTTACAGGGATATCGCCATGCCAACAGAAACTCAAATTGATCTTCTAAAGCCGATGGCCTACGTCACCCGTGAAGACGCTCGCAACCTGGAAGCCGGGATCGCGGACTGCATACTGATGATGCGGGAACAGACCGGGCGCTTCGAACGGCCAGTGTACGCCCGCCCAGAAAAAACAGGCTCCGCGGTAAAGGGCTTTGGATGTCCTGTACCAACTGCGGCAGAGCGTGCAGGCCGTATCTACGTGGCTGGACCAATGAGCGGAATTCCAGACTTCAACTTTCCAGTATTTAACGCAGCGGCTGCGATGCTTCGCGAGAACGGCTGGACGGTAGAAAATCCGGCCGAGCACTCATTGGCTGACAATCTGGAATGGTCCGACTACATGGCGTACGACCTGACTCGCCTCGGTTTGTGTGGGTCGATCTACCTGCTACCGGGCTGGAGCAAATCTAAGGGCGCCACTATCGAGAAGAACCTGGCTGAAGCGCTAGGGATGAAAATTCAGTTCGATCCTAACGCAGAGCAGGCCGCTGATGCCGCGCCTGTTCCACCTTCTGGCGGGGAGGTTCAGCTGCCTCGTCCAGTTATGAAGCTTGAAGCGGAAAAGCTTTTGGGTAGAGATGGCGAATATGCAGTCAGTTTCGAGAGACCAGGCTGGCTGCAGCAGTGCAGGGAAAAAGGCGGGACTTACCCTCTGTACCCGGGCGACGAGGTACAGCAGATTTTTACGCGCCTTCAGGCCGAGAACGCCGCACTCCAGCAGCGCTTGAACGTCGCCGATCAGCGCGTCGACGATCTTGAATCCGACATCGCCACAGCGCGAGAACTCCTGAAGCACGGTAGCTCGCCAACCCCTGCGCATTGCGAATCGGTCTTGGATTTCCTCGCCGGCCAATCCGCGCCAACCGCTAAGCCCCACGAATAACAGCGCCGCCCGTTCGGCCCCACCCTATCTCTACTGCCTGCTGCGCGGCTATCTGGCCGAACCCTGCAGCATTAAAGCTGGAGCGTCTACATGCCCGAGATGCAAATGAAGAGCCGCGAACGAAGCCTGCTGCACGATTACTGCGGACTTCCAGGCAGGACTTCCCATGGAAGAGACCACCACCATCTTCATCATGTTGATGGTCGACTCATCCAAGGCAAGCAGGAGCGAATGGGCTGTGAAACGGAAATCGTTTGCGGTCTGCATACGGAAAACCTACTTACTAAAAGCAATCGGTTATCGATTCCATCTATCTGTGAGTCGTGGTTGATCAGCTAATTCAATTCAACCGGATCGACGGCTCATATTTCCAATTCCAATTGCCTGCTGCGTATGCGGCGAGGACGAAGTCATGCCTGAAGAAATCATTTTCGTGAACGACAATCCAGCACAGTGTGGCTGCACATCGCGCTTCAGCGACGGCGGCGGCCAGTATTCGAATGTCTTTTACGTCACACCGTGTTCCATCCATTCGCCGAAGATTTTCGGGCCGGCCGAGGTTGTTCGCGATAAAGATGGTTGGTGGTGGCATCCAGATGTCCCGGACTTTGGGGAAGGCGAAGACCCAGCGCCATATCTCGCCTGGGTGGCTGAACAAAAGCTTGAGCTGAAAGGCTGGCATGCGGGTGACGAGACCTATGATCTTCCCGAAGAAGATGCTGCGTGCACGGCCTGGAACCCTGCTTCACCCGGACCTGAATGGTTTCTGATGGGCATCTTCGATACCGAGGATGGACCGTATGTCAGCTGGGCTCGACGGATGGTGACGCCATGAAGCGCGAACTGATCAAGATCAGCGAATTCCGCCGCCGGCGCTGGGGGGAGAACGGTACACCACCCTGCTCCCAGGCGATCCGCAACTACATCCGAGACGGCAAGCTTCCGGGCGAGCAGATCGGGAAACTCTGGTATATCGATTGGGCGGCTTTCAACAAATCCGCCGGCAACGAGCTCGTAGCGATGGTATTGAAAGGAGCTGCATGATGGTCCCAAGGCCGCGCAATAAGTCGAACAGAGGCTTGCCGCCGAACCTCTACCTGGATGATCGGCGCGGGACTTACCGGTACCGCAGGCCGACTGACGGCAAATGGTTTCCGTTCGGAGCAGATCGAGTGAAAGCGGTAGACGCGGCCAAACAATTGAACCTCGCCTTCATGCAGGGCGCCGACCTGGTTGGCTCGGTGATGGGCGAATCTGCCGAGCTGTTCACCGCGTTCCTGACCCAGTACGAAGAAAAGGTGCTGCCTCCCCGTGAGCTTTCAGCGGGAACGCTCGGCCTATACGCCGTCCACTTCCGTCGCTTCCGCAAGGCGTTCGAGGGAAAAGCGATAGACCAGATCACGATTCGTATGATCGCCGAGCTGCTGGATTCCGTTACGCCGCGCACCGCGAACCAGTGCCGCGCACTGCTGATCGATATATTCAACCACGCCGCAGCGAAGGGGCTATGCCCCGACAACCCAGCAATTAGCACGATCAGCCGGATCGAAAAGAAGGCCCGCAAGCGCCACACCGTCGAAGGCCTGAAAGCCATCCGGGAGAAATCGCCCGCTTGGCTGCAGAACGCAATCGATCTGGCGCTGATCACCGCGCAGCGGCGCACCGACATTCTGTCCATGAAGTTCGAGGACGTGAAGGATGGATACCTCTACGTGGTCCAGCAAAAGACCGCGAAAGCGTCGGACATGGCATGGATCAGGTTCAGGGTTACACCTGAGCTTCAGCGGGTCATCAGCCACTGCCGAGACAACATCGTCTCGCCTTTTCTAATTCACCGGCGGCCGGAGCGAAAGAAACAGAAGCAGGCTGAAACGAAAGAGCACTGGACCAAAATTGAGGAACGGTATCTGACCAGGGCTTTCAAGGAAGCGCGGGAGGCAGCGGATTGTTACAAGGGATGGAAGGAAGAAGAGATGCCGGGCTTCCATGAAGTCAGAGCACTGTCGCTGCACCTGTACAAGAAAGCTGGGAAGGATGGGCAAAAGATTGCTGGTCATGCCAGCGAAGAGATGACCAAAAACTACCAGAAGGATCACGCGGAAGTGGTCTGGTCAGAGGCGGTACCCGACCTGGATATCAGCGAAATCGCCGGATAGTTTTGCGCCAGTTTTGCGCGGGTTTTGCGCCGTCCAGAAATGAAAAAGGGAATCAAACCTGTAAGTGGCTGATTCCCTTTACAAAATATGGTCGGGACGGAGTGATTCGAACACTCGACCCCTAGCACCCCATGCTAGTGCGCTACCGGACTGCGCTACGCCCCGACTAGGCGTGAATCTGTTGTCGCTCTTGCGAGGACGTCGAGGAATATACCCTAAGCTTTTGAATGATGGAAGTATTTCGATCCAGTTGCGTTACTTGCGTAGCACGACAAGAACATCTTCCAGCTCAGCAATCATCTGCTTGATCAGCTGCTTGTACTGCAGGGAATCGTCCTTGACCTCATCGCTGGACATGCGCAGGCGTGCGCCACCGATGGTGAAGCCCTGGTCATAGAGCA